CGGCCGTAGTGGTTGCCATCAGAATCAGATATGAGTTTGTTCTTTCCAATATCGACGCCAATGACTTCGCCTTCCTTTGGCTCTTCGTCCGGCACTTCAACCCAGACGATCAACTTGTTCTCGGAGACCTACCGTTTCCTCAGCGATCTCGATGAAATCGCCGCCGTGGTGTTCGGCAAACTCGATTTGGTCCACGGGCATTTCGTCCACTTCAACCTCGTCCACTAGGACAGCGGTTGCAACAGAGCGAGAGCAACGACCAGTGACTCTGTAAACTAAGATCAACACGATTCTATTCCTTCGTAATGAATTGACTTCCGGTAAAGGTCAGAGGCTTGGTTTCAGGGTTTATTGTGACTTCGGTGAGGGAGAGGTTCGCTACCATCTTCTTGCTGCCGCCTACAAGGCCGGTCGGATAGCGGTTGGGCATGTCCTTGAGAACTCGGTTCTTGGACCATTCACCCTTTTCGTTTTCGGTGAGGCTCTCGTAGAACTTGTCGAAGAATTCTCGGAACGAGGTAAGCACGCCAGGGGCGGCAAAGCAACATTCGTCAAGGAATTCTTCCAGGGCGCTACGGTTCTCGCTTTCGCTACGCATCTTACTATCGGTGATTACTACCGGAATACGTAGCCGGCTGGCGGCTTCCGGCAACTCGATATTCATTAGCGCGTACATGAAGTGCGGGGCTTCGGCTTCCAGAAGCTCAAGCAGACGCTCTTTGGCGATCTCTTGGTCAGGCAGCAGATCGGGAACGTGAATCACGGTAATCCGCGAGTCACCCGGGAAGACTGGACAGTTTTCCCGCCTGTTTGCGCATTGGACCCAGTGCGTCGTATTGACTTTGGTGTACTGGTCGCAACGCATTTTGCGAATTGCGATCATCAGGGACGTTACCCAGTCCTTGATCTTTTCCAAAGCGCCCTTGGATTTGGACACGTCCACTTCTTCGACGTAGGCTAAAATGCAATTCGCCAATTCGCCGTTGAAGTTGCTGGCATTCGTCAAAGCCCGGTCAGCAGCCACACAGCCCTTTGTAATGAGCGTCCTTTCAATGGCCTCATGGAAGATCGACTTGCCGCTATTCTCCGGCCCGTACATGAACAAGTATGGCACCTTCAAGAACGGGTAACGAATCATGCAGGCGATCCAGGCCGTGAGATATTGAGCACCGGTCTTAATTCCCGCCCGCTGTGCCCACGGGGCCTCGCGGATACCGGCATTCAAGTCTTGGCCGATGTGCTCAAGTATCTTATCCCAGTGCGGATGGACCGGATACTCGTCGTCGCCAAGGACGGCCGGCTGGCACTTGAGTTGGGCGGCATCCATGTTCCACTGACGGCCACCAGGGTATTCCTGTTGAAAGGGGAGGTCCACTAAGGTCCAACTTTTTCCAATCGCCTCACCCATGATATTTTCTGCCTCCGGTTTTCCCATGCCTAAACTTTGAAGACGCATTTTGACGTTGCTGGCCTGCTCGCGGAACCACACACTGTCTTTGAAGAGCACCCACCCTGAGAACTCATTGGAAGGTGCCATCAACTCGCGGACGAGATTGTCGTGCTCCGAGAAGCCAAGTTCGTCGTTCTTATCACTTTTGGTCTTGGTGTCGAACACCCTGACCCACTTGTCCTTCTTGGCGAGCCACCCGATCATTTTCTTCTTGTCATCGTCGTCTTCCTTGGCGATCTCCACGGCGAGCCGGCCGTCTTTGGCGGTCTTCAATCGGACTTCGCGGCCCATCATGTCGTCCATTAGGCTGATTTTCTCGCCCAGGACACTGGCGGCCTCCAAAGCCTCTTTGGCCTCGTCGAACACGAATTCGCCGGTCTTATCCGGGTCTTCAATACCGCCGTGTGCTTTGGCCGCTACGGATAGGTCGGGCGTCCGGTTGAAGTAACAAGTGGTCCAGCCGTTACCGTCCTGGGACCATGTACTCGCTTCGTTGATTCCTTGTGAGAATCGGTAAACCTTCCAAGCGCCGGTTGGCAACGGGAAGAGGAAGCAGTTTGGCGAGCCGGGATTGTTGCCCTCGGAGATTGTCTCGAAGTAGCCGATCAATTTCAAGTCAGCCTCGCCCATGATCTTCTTCAAAGCGCAGGTGTGCGTTTGGAGCAGGTGGTGGTCGGCAATCCAAAGCGTCGTGTAGCCCGACCGCATAAGTGACTCGATCTGAGCCTTGTGGCTCTCGTCCAGCGGGATTTTCTTCCGGCTGCTTGCCAGGGTCTCCCACGAATCCAGTTGATCCTCGGAGACAGCGTTTACACGCACTTTGCTCCGTTTCTTCTGGACGACTTCAATATGGTCGCGCCAGTTGGCCGGAAGATCGGCCACGGCCAATTCCTTGGTCGCCGGCTTCACCATCGACAGGCCGCCGTTCTCGGCGGTCATTTTCTTATGAAAGCACCACATGACGCCGCCACAGCAGTCGATCTGGCTGGCGAAATCGAACCCCGTCTCGCTTGACATCATACCAAGGATGCACCGGGCCAGGGCGGCGTGTTCGGTGTGGTTGTTGGTCGGCACGCCCTCTGCGTCGAAGTACACGTAAAGGTGGACGCCTGAGCCGCCCGTGCTGCGCCGGGTTTCAACGTAGGGCAGTGCTTCGGCCGCCTGCTTGACCCGCTCCAACTCTTCGTCGGTGACGCCGATGCCTTTTGCGTGCGTAGTAATACTGTCAAAATCGAACGCAACCCACTGGGAACGAAGAGACTGCCAATTCCAACCTGTCATTCCGATGCCTTCGGCGTACCGCTCGAAAGGAAACTTTAGCTCGTAGTCATTCCATTCTGGCTTGTCGTTGGCGTTGCGAGGTATGCGGATATTCCACCATTGGTTGATACCGTCACTCCAAGTGGACCTTTTGCCCTCTACGGGCTCGCCGTTGCAGGCAGAGACGTTCAACTGTGTCTCTATCGCTGGCGACCAGCGGGCGATCAGATCGGCGTTGGCCGGCGTCTTGCGAGCTTCTAGGAAGACTTGGATAGCTTCGGTAATTTTCATTTCGTATCCTTGATAGAGGCGTTTACACGCTCGTCTCGCCGTGTTCGGTGAGGTATTGCTTCACCTACATTATATGTCCAATTTGCTGATTTTTTTCATGGAATTTTTTACTTTTCGATGAAAAAAATCGACGAAATGGACATATAATGTAGGTGGAGCAGTTGAGAGAAACCCATTGTGAAGATCGAGTCCCGTGACATACCTCTTTGCGACATCCATGAAACCCGACTGCTATTGCGGCTCGTGGAGAAGGACTCGCTTGAGTACATGGAGTTGCGGGATTCGATTGCGAAAGATGGGCCGCTAAACTCTATTTGCGTCCGGCCGTCAACCCTGTTTCCTGATAGCAACCCGCCCAAGTTTGAAGTTGTGGACGGGATGTATCGCTACAACATTTTCGACGAGATCGGGTATACGCCCGTGCCCTGCTTGGTTCGTTATGGCATGACCGACGAGCAAGTTGTGGCAGCGCAGATTGAAGCGAATGCAATTCGTCCGACTACTAAGAAGTGCGACTTTGCAAGGCAACTACGGAAAATACTGGACGCGAATCCCGGCATGTCCTATGCGAGACTGCAAGGACTGGTACACAAGAGTCCGCAATGGATCGGGGAGCAGCTTGGATTACTAAAGCTGGATGTACGAATCCAGAAAGCAGTTGACCGTGGCGAGATTCCTCTGGCGTCTGCATACGTTCTAAGCAACGTGTTGCTGTGTCAGCAGTTTAGGTTTCTAGCCCTTGCCAGAACGGCGACGACAGACGTGTTCAAAGCGACTGTCGCACCCTTCATCAAGCAGCAAAGAGAAGCAGCACGACAGGGAAAACTTGACGAACTATTCAAACAAGAGTTTAAGCCCGTAGCGCATCTTCACAAGTTACAGGACATTCTAGCCGAAATCGAAAGACCCGCGACCGGGTCAATGTTGCTCGCCGCAAAAGATGCGAGAACGCCGCTCGATGGCTGGAAAACCTGCCTGGAATGGGTGGCCCACCTAGACGCTCAAAGTATCGCGGAGCAGCTAGAGAAGCACAACCAGAGAATGCGACGTTTTGGAGAAGGAGACCAAGCCATGTAACCCTTAATTGTCTGCCCGTTGTTGAATGTTTGCGACCGTTGTTTACTCTATTTCACTTTCACCTTTGAGGTATCATTTTCATGTCCGAGAACACTAATCTCGTCACCGTTGACCTGACCCAGCTTCCCTCCACCCAAGTCGGTTCCGACGATCAATTCCTCGAATTGGCCAAGTCGTCCGAATTCATCGGCCGCCTTCAACTCTTCACCAAGGGCAAGGCGATCAACAAGGGTCTCGTTCGTCCCGGCTGCTACGGCATTCCCGAGACCGACGAGGAAGTCCAAGACCTGGGCAACGAAATCACCATCATCCCGCTCGCTCGCCGGCCGAAGGCCATCGACATGACGGACACGGACGCCGTGATCGTCAACTATGATCCAGAGTCGGAAGAGTTCAAGCGCATTGCGACCACGTCGCTCGAAAAGGAATCGCACTGCATGTACGGTCCCAGCTTCCTCGTGATCGAGGAAAGCACCGGCCGTTTCTTGGAGTTCTTCTGCGGCAGCAAGAGCACTCGCAGCGAGGCCAAGAAGGTCTATCCGTTCCTACCCTTGACGGCGGCCGACATCGCCCGCCAGAAAGCGGCGGGCAACGATGTGACCGGTCTCAAGCCGCACACCCCTCTGCCGCTGACGTTGAAGAGCCGTCTCGTCGAGAAGGGCACCTACTCGTGGCACGTTCCGGTCGTTATCAAGTCCGGCGAACCGTTCACGAAGCTGCCTGCGCTGGACAAGATCGTGGCCGAGATCAACAAGTTCGTCAACTGCAAGGGTGACGGCGTTGAGACCGTCAAAGAGCCCGAGGGCAAGAAGCACCGCGCCCGCTAAGACAGTGAATCCGGTACGACGATGATGACTATAATGGGCAAGATGTTCTCTTGCTGGTCCCCTCTCGCACTTTACCGGATGTTTCTAGCACACAGGCGGAGCGCTCCGCCTGTGTGCGTTTGCCTCCGTAGCTCAGCTAGTAGAGCGGCAGTTTTGTAAACTGCATGTCGAGGGTGCAAATCCTTCCGGTGGCTCTTAACCCGAGGATCATCTATGTTAAAGCCAGATGCCGTACTATTGAGCAAGCCGAACATTGACTTCAACACCTTCCTGGGCCTATCCAAGCAGGCGTTGGGGCGTAGCATCGTTTCCAAAGTCGATGCCACGGAACGCGATATGTCGGATGCCGAGAAGTTCATAAGCTGCCTTGGTGCCATGCTCAGTCCAAAGATCAGCACCGGTTTCATACCGAGCCTCTTGAATCACGTTTCGTTCAGCGTTTTTGTAGGGGCAGAGACCCGCGACATGCTGGACATTTTGCAGTGTGCGGCCGGTATGCCGTTTGTTGCCGTGGACACAGTCGCCGGCTCCGTCCAGATTGCTGTAATCACCGGCACGCTCGCCCAGTGGCGGGATGCGGTGAAGTCGGGAAGTGAGCCGACTGCCGAATTACCGGTACGTCAGTGCTTCAATAAGGTATATGCCTTATTCAAGGCTGCGGACCTGAATGTGTGGTCGGACTACCGTGCCAAACCGGCTGCGGACCAGACGTTTTATCTGGAAGACAAGAGAAATCGTTAAAACTGACAAGACCGCGCACAAAGTCGTTTCGTTTTACGACTCTCTATGTGGCGGGAACGAGATACCATCCCCTTACTGCGTGTAAACATGCCCTACTATCAAGACGGAAACATTACCCTCCATAGTGGGGACTTGCGAGAAGTTCTTCCCACTTTGCCCGAGAATTCGGTCGATGTTGTCTGTACTGATCCGCCCTACGGAATTTGTTTCATGGGCAAGGATTGGGACCAGCAAGTGCCCGGCCCGGAGTATTGGAAGGCGATCATGCGGGTGTGCAAGCCCGGAGCCCACATGCTGGCTTTCGGAGGGACTAGAACATTCCATCGACTAGCCTGTGCGATTGAAGACGCCGGCTGGGAGATTCGAGACCTTCTTATGTACTTGTATGGTTGCGGCTTCCCCAAGTCTGCGGACGTGGGAAAGATGATCGACAAAGCCAAGGGTGCCAAGCGGGAAGTCGTCGGCACGAAGATGGGCCTGCCCGGCTACACGCTCTCACCGAATGCCGGTGGGGCGAGTTACAACCAGGGTGTCAGCGGTCACACGGAAGACGAACGAATCAAGACGGTCGAAATCACAGCACCGGCAACCGATCTGGCAAAACTCTGGACAGGCTGGACCCTGGCCCTGAAACCCGCCTGGGAACCAATCGTCTTGGCAATGAAGCCAATGGACGGCACGATCGCGCAGAATGCCGAGCAATGGGGTGTGGCGGGCATGAATATCGACGCCTGCCGCATTGGTCCGTGCCCCGGCTATAAGTACAATGCCGACCGGAACGGCACGACGTTTCACGGCAAGCAGGGAGAACGAATCAAGCAGTCTGCCGCCAAGAAGGGCGCAGCCACTATCGAGGCCACCAAGGGACGGTGGCCGGCAAACGTGCTTTTCGATGAAGAAGCCGCTGCCATTCTCGATCAGCAGAGCGGCTACTCCAAGAGCAGCGCCAAACCTCGAAACAATGGCGATTTCAAGAGCCCGTCGAAGGGTGCCGAGAAGGCACACGTAACGCATGGCCATGAAGACGAGGGCGGCGCGAGTAGGTTTTTCTATTGCGGTAAAGCCAGCCGTAAAGAAAAGGGCGAGTTCAACTCACATCCAACGGTCAAGCCCCTTAATCTCATGGACTATTTGCTCAAGCTGCTTTCGACGCCAACGGGCGGCGTCATACTCGATCCTTTTGCCGGCAGCGGCACGACTCTTGTGGCTGCCAAGCGGCTGGGTCGTACCTGTATCGGCGTCGAACTCACTGACCATAATTGCGACATCGCTATCGAGCGCCTCAACAGAACAGAACCAGAATAATGATCGAAGAACTCAAGCTAATCACGCGGACCAGTAGCGGGCGTCTAATCAAGGTGCCTGCCGCCATCGAACGGCGCGACGGTCGAATCTATTTTGTCAAATCACCCTTCTCGTTGAAAGACGAAATCAAAGCGATGAAGGGATCGAAGTGGCACGGATTCGAGGAAGAGGGCGACGGGCCTTACTCCGGTAAGAAAGTCTGGTCGGTTGAGGACTGTCAGCGAAACGGCTTTCAGCTTGCGCTGCTGTGCGGTGACGATGTTTTCGAGTGGTTCGACCGAGAGTTGGTTCGACACGAATATCAACGACCGCTCATGCCACACCAGAAGGATTTGACGGACGCCGGCCTGACGTACCACTATCAGTTATGGGCGGCGGAAATGGGCACTGGGAAGACGCTCTCGGCCCAAGAGTTGATTGAGCGTTCGGGCGTAACCGATTGGTTCTGGATTGGCCCCAAGACGAGCCTGCCGAACATCCAGCGTGAATTCCGCAAGTGGAAATTTCCGGCCGAGGGCTTTGACATTCAGTACCATACTTACGAAGGTCTGGTTCGTGTAATCGACGAGTGGCCCCAGGGCGTTCCGCCGCCGCACGGCTTGATCTGCGATGAATGCAGCCGACTCAAGAATGCCACCAGCCAGCGATCTCGCGCCGCTCAGCGGCTCGCGGACATGATACGCGAGAAGTGGAAGTACGATGGCTATGTGATTGAGATGTCGGGCACGCCCTCGCCTAAAACACCTGTCGATTGGTGGTCAACGTGCGAAATTGCGTGGCCCGGCTTTCTACGGGAAGGCAGCGCAAAAGCGATGGAGGCCCGAATGGCTTTCATGGTCGATCAGAAGTTTGAGACCGCACAATTCAAGAAGCGAATCGGCTGGAAAGACGACGAGAGCAAGTGCGACGTTTGCGGCGAGACTCGTGACGAAGGCCCGCACGAGTTGGACGGCCTGACTGACCCAGCAGAATATCACCCGTTCAAGACGAGCAAGAATGAGGTTGCCTACCTCTACGAACGGCTCAAAGGGCTAGTCATTATCAAACATAAGAAGGACTGCCTCAATCTGCCTGACAAGCGTTACCGGCAGATTGTGTGCAAGCCAAACGCCAGCACGCTCCGCGTGGCCAAGGCGTTGATGGAAGCCTCTCCGAATGCCGTCACCGGCATGACGTTGCTCCGAGAGTTGAGCGACGGCTTCCAGTATCGAGAAACCAAGGATGGCATGACGAAGTGCCACCACTGCACGGATGGCACGGTGGAAGAGTGGTTCATACCGGGCGACGAAGAGCGAGTCTTTTCCAACATTGACTTGCTTGACGACGAGTTGGTTTCGCAACTTGAGAAGCGAAGCATAACGTGTCCGGTGTGCAGCGGCAAGCAGGAAGTGGACAAGATCATTCGCGTGACACGCGAAGTGCCCTGCCCCAAGGACGCGGCCCTGCGTATGCTGCTCGATGAGTGTGAAGAAACCGGACGTATCGTGGTCTTTGCCGGCTTCACGGGGTCAGTTGACCGGGTTGTGAAGCTGGTCAAGAAGGAAGGGTGGAGTGCTGTTCGCTGTGACCAGGGCAATTTCAACATCCTACCGCACGACAATGAAGAGGCTGTCACGGAAGAACCGCTCGACTACTGGGCGAACGTCGAAGCGCACCCTCGCGTGGCGTTCATAGCGAACCCTGAGTCGGGAGGCATGAGCCTCACACTGGTTGAATCACGAATGGCGGTGTATTGGAGCAACTCGTGGAAGCCCGAGTTTCGCATTCAATCGGAAGACCGAATACACCGTAAAGGCATGGACGAGAATCTAGGTTGCACCATCGTTGACCTGATTCACTTGCCGAGCGACCGGCGCGTACTGGATGTTATCTGGGCGAACCGGAAGCTGGAACTAATGACGATGGGAGAAGTCTTCCAGGGCATCAACTGGGATGACGCCGCAACGCAAGAGGGCGAATTCGAGGAATACCGAACATGATTGGCGAAACGATTACCGACGACGAAATGGACGACAAGGCAACATACGAGATTGTGTTCTACAACGGTGACTGGAAAGTAGTGCCGTCGCGGGAGAGAATTATCGACTGCCTTACTCACGTCTTTTGCAATCGAGACGCGGCCCATGTCACGGCGATTCAAGTCCGACTGCCTTACGCCCACGAGGAAGAGGGTATCCACCACGTAGCCCACGTTGACGTGGTTTTCACGGACACCCACAATGAAGTTGTCAGAGATGCAATCTACGGGGCCTTACTCAGTAGGTTTGTCCCAGAATATGACAGTCTACTTGAAATAGAGATTGTCGAATCGCTAACTGTTTGAACCCTGTCTACCCTGTAACATTGGAATGGAGCCTTGCACCATGAAGTCTGTCTTGTTGTCCCTCGTGCTGCTTGCTGGCACGATGTTTGCCGCGACCCCGAACGCGATTATCGCACCCGAAGTACCCGTCGTCACTGTGCCGATTGCACCGACTCCCTCTTATCTCGGCCTCGTCTTTGCCACAACTTCCGAACCGGCGACCCCGGCTCCGACGCAGGCCAAGATTCTTGCCGATCTGCAAGCGGTGAGCGTACTTGTGAAGGTACACGGCGGCAGCGGCAGCGGCACGCTTGTCACGCGACAAGTTGGCGACGTTACGAGAACCTACGTCTGGACGGCCGGGCACGTCGTTCGTGAGGAGCTGCAAGAGAACAAGACTTTCAATAACGTGACGATCTGCCAGGAATTCCGCAACAAGGGTAAGTCGATTGGCAAGTTGGAAGTTCAAGCCAAGGTTATCGCATACAGCGACCCCGAAACGGGCGAAGACCTTGCTCTCTTGGAAATTTTGCAAGACAACTTCCGCCCCACCACCATCAGCGCCAAGTTCGATCTTACCGCCGAATTGCAGGACATCGGAACCAAACTGATTCACGTCGGCTGCACACATGGTCTCTACAATTCTGTCAGCTACGGTGTGATTTCACAAACCGATGTCGACCTGTTGAAGACCGGCAAGATGTTCGAGCAAACATCGACAATGGCCTACCCCGGCTCGTCTGGCGGCGGCATGTATCTCGAAGACGGCACCTATATCGGTATGCTGACTCGTGGTGGCGGTGCGGGCGTGAATTTCATCGTGCCCATGCGTCGAATCCTGCCGTGGGCCAAGTCGATGAAGTGTGAGTGGGCTCTGGACCCCAAAGTCAAGGTGACGACTCCCAAGCTGTTTGATGGCACCGAGAGCGTGCCACAGGTCGATCCGATGGACCAGATTCGTGCCTGTATCCGAGACATTATCGGTGACATCATGGATGGCGATAAGGGCCGGACGATTGCCCTTCCCCGTGTGCATCCTTATCACATGGCAGCCTGATTTCGCAAACTACGACGGGGCGGGTGCTGCAAGGCTGCCCGCCCCGTTCTCCCGTTGAGAAGGATTCACTATGGGACGACCTAACGCATGGAAGAGAACGGCTAGAAACCTGGACGCGCCCAAGCGGAAGCGCGACTTCAAGAAAGCCCTACACCGAAAGAATAGGCGGAAGGCCAACCAGAACCCAGAAACAAAGGACAAGCCCCTAAATTCACGGGACTTTGATTGACATGACGAAAATATCATCGAAGAAAGCCGCTTCCATCAAGGCTGACATTCATGCGGGCAAGACCCAACCGGTAATCGCCAGGAAGCACAAAGTCAGTCGCTCGCTTGTGAGCGACATCGCCACCGGACGTGTCCACAAAGACGTGCCGTGGCCCGAGGGCGAACCGCCCTGCCCGAAACAACAAGGCGGCCAACACAAGCCGATTGAAGATTTCGACCCGACCAATGAAAAGGTGTTGGAGTTGGAGGCCGAAATCGTTCACCTGACCGAAGAACGCAACCGCGAACGGTCGAAGGTGAAAGCCGGCGCGAAGATCGCCGGACTCTTCAAAGCAATCACAAACGAAATGGAGCAGCGGATCAAACCATTCGTTGCCCTGCCGCCTGCCTTGGACTTCCGACGCAAGGCTGTTATCACCGAACATTGCGTCATGCACCTGAGCGACGGCCACCACGATCAGGTCGTTCGCCCCGAGGAAGTCGGTGGTCTGGAAGACTATAACTTCCCAGTCAGTTGCGCCCGCGCCGAACGCTACGTTGATTCGGTTGTGGAGTGGACGCAAGACACGCTATCACCGAAGTTCAAGTTCCCCGTGTTGTGGGTGCTGGCCTACGGCGACTTCACCAGCGGCGAGATTCACAAGGCTTGCGAGCGGTCCTACTATCGAAACCAATTCAAGAATTGCTTCGCCATCGGTCAGCTTCACTCAATGATGTACCGTGATTTGGCGGCCCATTTCGAGCAGATCAACGTGCTGTATCTGGCTGGCAATCACGGACGGCGCACGCCTAAGAAGGATTACCTCGGCGCACAAGACAACTGGGATTACCTCGTCGCAGAGGTTGCCAAGCTGCATTGTCGTGACATTGGCAACCTGAGTTTCACAATCCCGAACTCGTGGTCCGCAAATGTAAACATAAATGGCGTCGGCTTCAACATTAGCCACGGTGATGATGTTCGCAGCAACGGAGGAATTCCCTGGTATGCCATGACACGTAGGCAGAAGGGTCTAATCGCTCTCGGTGCCGCTGGCGGCACTGATCGTTGTCGATACTATTGTGTAGGTCATCACCACACTGCGAGCACGCTGTCAGATATTGACGGTGAATTGCTTGTCAACGGTGCGTGGGTCGGCACCGATGCGTTTTCATACAACGCTTTTGCAGGCTATCGTGAGCCGGCACAGTGGATTCACGGAGTCAATCCGAAGCACGGCATAACGTGGCGGATGAACGTCAAGCTGCGGCATGACGACGAGAAAGACGGCCCGAAGCGATATATTATCGACGGCGGCCGGGAAGTAGGCCCGCTGACTTGAAACAACGTCGCTCAAGGTTTGGCTGTCGCCTACGCAATGAAGACCAAACCCGTTCTTTAGGGAGGGTATCGTGAAAGATCGTATCGGGCTGGCGGCGTCCATTATCGGATTGCTGGCGGCCGTCGCAAGTGCGGCGGCAGTCTATATCAAGATCGCACCGACCGCGCCAACAAACCCAGAATCACCGGCAATCGTGCGGCCGGGTCCGGTGATACTACCACCTGTGATTCGGCCTATTCCGCACCAACACCGATAAAGGAAGAAAGATGACAACTTCAACAGGTGACACAAGCCCTGCCCCGTTGCCGGTCCCGGCTCCGAATAAAGGTTTTCCCTTCTCCGGCAGCTATGGGCCTAATGGCGCAACACCGAATCCGGCACCGAATCCGGCACCTATTGCCGGTGCAACAGGTGCGACCGGCTCTACCCATTAACAAACACCCAATAAGGAATCAGTGAACATGAAGACCGCACAGAAAGTTCCGCAAGAGATCATCAATGCCCTTGGCCTCGGCACGATCGGCATTCTCGGCCTGTTGTATGTTGCCGTACTGATTCTCGTCCGCGCCTGGTGCATTACCAAGCTGTGGGCGTGGTTCGTTGTGCCGATGGGCCTTCCTGCCATCGGATTGCTGGCCGCTATTGGCCTGACAATGACGATTTCGGTCGTCATGGGACTGGACCGATTGGAACAGAAGAAGACCGTGATACAGTGTATTGTCGGCCAACTGGCTTGCGTCGGTCTGGGGTGGGTCATTCACTACTTTATGTAGTCGTGTGAGGTTGTGAGAAGGTGAGAGCGAGTGACGAGAGTTTTGAAATTCATTTCGCAGCAAACTTCAACCGGGATGGACAAGCAAGACACGTCCGTTATCGACCACAGCATTCTTGGCACCGGGACATCGCCCGGTTCTACCGGATCGAATCCCGGCACCGGGCAAGCGGCAACTGGCTCACCGTTGCCTCTGAATCCCATCGTCGAAGATGGTATGATTCAGCACTAATTTGTGAGCAACCGCGCCCTGTTCTACGTCTTCATATTCGTGAAGACATTGAACTTAGCAAAGGTGACGTACTGATTTTTGATTTCAACCTTGTTCCTACTACTGTTCCGAGCACTGAGAAATGAAACGAATCCTACTTGTTGGCGGCCCTTGCGACGGTCAGGTCAAAACGATTGATGACGGCCTGACTGCGCTTTGTTTTAAGAGGCCAAAGAAGTTCGACCCTTTTGAAGACTGCAAACCAGTGAGAGTGGTGCCGACCCACAGGTATGTTGAAGTCATGTTCGGGCAACAAAGACCCTTACGGGTCTTTAAGTTGGACACCTTGCAGGACGACGACGTTCTCCACAAGCTGGCCCACTTTTACGCTGACAAACACGAGGAACTACACGATGCGTGACGTTTCACAATTCGATTACATTGAGGCGCGAGCCCATGCGAACCATTGCCTTTAACAACTTGGAGATAACCAAACCATGAGACGACTACTGACCATGCTGATTGCGGTGGCTATCGCTGCCGTGATTGTCTTGGCACCGGTGAAGCCAGCCAGATCGGCCACTTACCAGCTTCCACAAGACGCCTGCCTGATTACTCAGGCCAACGTCGAATACACTATCCCCTACGGCTCGTTCCTGACTATCGACTGGGGCGACGGGCTCGTGCATCCGGTTCCCTATGTTTTGCCTCTCGGCTCGCGGATTGATCTGGTAGGCGGCGACACCTACGTCGTGAACGACAACTACACCCGGTTGTTCTACGGCCGAACGCGCAGGCGGATCATTATCACCGTCCCGATCATCATTGATCCGCGATACCCGGACCCGAGATACGATCCGCGTTATCCGCATTACCCGCGATACCCGCACCAACCCCGGCCCGAACCCCGACCGGAGCCGCGACCGGAGCCGCGACCGGAGCCGCGACCGGAGCCGCCGCATAATCCGGCCCCGCCGCATAATCCGGCCCCGCCGCATAATCCGGCCCCGCCGCATAATCCAGGCGGTGGAGGCCACCACAAGTAACGGAGGTAAGCCATGTTCCGCTTGGTAATGTTGGCCCGGTACTTCGTGCCGGCCGTGACTGTGATTGCGAACGTGCTGTTCGTATTGCAGACGTTCGTGCCGGTGCTAAAGCGTCAGTGGTATTGGGACGCCCGCCACGAGTTGCACTTTTCCGTGCATTGGGAGTGGTGTACCTTTAGCTTCGCCCGTGATGATGTGGTAGTGAAGTACGACACTGACACGGCGCTTAAATGCGCGGAGGCAATGGCGGACGGCAACTACGAAATACTTGACACCGTGATTTCCGATTTGAAAGCAAAGAGCCGCAAATAGCGGCTAGGCAACAAAGTGACGAAGGTTGAGCACGCCTGCCTGTTTGGCAGTGGGGCTTGGTTCGATTCCAGGTGTTGCCGCTGACTTGTTCCGTTTGATTAACCCTGACCTTGTGGAGAGTTACCATGAGTGACGAAATGGATCGCCCGATTGAGGAAGATGAAGCCCTGGATGTCGAGTTCGAGGAAGTCGAAGACGACGATGAAGACGACGACGACGACGACTGGGACGATGAAGACGACGACCTGGACGATGAAGACCTGGACGATGAAGACCTGGACGACGAAGACGACTGGGATGACGAAGACGACCTGGACGATGAAGACGACTGGGATGACGACGACGACGACGACGACGACGACGACGACGACGACGACGACGACGACCCGTGGGAAGAAGTCGATGACGAGGAAGAGGAAGAGTAATCGTCCTGAATGAAACATTGCCGGTCTCGCGTCACGCGGCCGGCACCTTCCGGGGTGGCGCAGTTGGTAGCGCAAATGATTGTTAATCATTGGGTCGGGAGTTCAAGCCTCTCCCCCGGAGCTTCTAAGTGTATCACACGGGAACCGGGTGGGGAACCCCGGATCGGCCTCGAACCCCAATGAGACCGATGGTAATACGATGGAGTGAGGCTTGTAAGGGGACGCCGCTCATTAGTCAATGCCCGCTGGTTCAATCCCAGCCCTGTGTGCCAATAGCCCCGTAGTCCAGTGGTAGGTCGAGGCCATTAAGAGTCCTAAGCGTGGGTTCGATTCCCACCGGGGCCATTAACTTTTGGAGAAGATCATGCAGACATTCGTAGTTTCCGATTTTCATTTGTGCGATACCGGACCCAGGGATCGCTTCAACTTTGGCGACCGGCCGGCGAAGTTCAACCGCTTCCTCGATTTCGTCGGGGACCAAGGCGGCAGGCTGATTATCGCGGGCGACTTGTTCGACCTGTGGCAGTGCAACTTTAGCCGAGCGATTGAGGCTAACTTACCGTTGTTAGATCGGCTGGCCGCGATGGGTGCCGTCTACGTTCTGGGCAATCACGATTGCGACTTGCGACAATTCACCGGCAAGCACTTCCTGAACCATCCGCTGTTTGACAACATGGTGACGCCGTTCGTCTTGAATGTCAACGACAAGATGATTAGGATTTGCCACGGCCACGAGGCTGACGCATACTGTGCGATCGAGCAACCCGGCATCGGCCGAATGACGGCTATCCTCACCGGCCTCTTGGAAGACAAGAACGGCGGCCCGATGAAGGGCAAGTTCAGTGTCGAAGAGTTGTCGGTCGGCGTGTTGGAGAAGTTGGTCAAGTGGCATGAAAAACTTTGGCATCGCCCCCAGAGAGATATTACCCTGATCGACGGTCTGCATCAGTATATCGACAAGGGCGAGTGTGACATTGTAGTAGCCGGTCACACGCATACGCCGGGCCGTAAAGGCAACTGGTACTTCAACTCCGGCTGCTGGTGTCTTCGCACGGACAGTTTTGTGTGGATCAACGACGATGGTGTCAGAGTGTGGGACTGGGATGGCAACAGGCCGGTGCCGAACAACATCGTCTTGGGGTAGTTTGATGGAGAAGACCGGTGGCCAAACGACTCGCCAAGTATGACGTACTAGCTCTGCCGTTGAAGCAAATCTACTACGATGCCGACTTCAACTGTCGCGGGCAGTTTGTCCTTGAGAGTGTGAGCGAGTTAGCCGATAGTATACGACGTAAGGGCGGGGGAGTCGAGTTACAGGGTCTCGATTTTCCTGTCGTAGTACAGCCGGCAGCCGATGTACAGGGTGGGCTGCCAGAGGGTTTTGACTATCGACTACTCGCCGGCCACCGGCGTTATCGGGCTGTCGAATTCTACTTGAAGTGGAAGAAAATCCCGGCAATGGTTCGCAAAGGACTGTCAGACTATGACGCCCGCTTGATAAACTTGACCGAGAACCTTGAGCGCGAAGACCTGAATATGTGGCAAGAGGCTGTTGCCATTCAACGTCTATACCCAGACGGTGTTACCCTTAGACGAGCCCACGACGAATTGCACCGGCCTACCAAGTGGATTGCCGCCCGTTTGCGGTTGTTGAAACTCCGGCCCGAGGTTCAGCAACAGGCTGCCGCTGGTCTATTATCGGCAGCGTTTATCGAACAACTCGGCAAAGACGCCTCGGAAGAAGATCAATTATTTCTGTCGAATCAAGTAGCCAAGGCCCGGAACAAGAGCGGACAACTCCCCGGACTGCCCAGCACGTATAAACGTAAGTTCAAGGATCGCCGGTCGAAAGAGCAAATCAGCAAAATGGTCGCAAAGTTGTTCAATGCCGGCATTTCCGGCCTACCCTGTCGAGTTCTTGCTTGGGCGGCTGGTGGGGTTTCTGACGAAGAAATCGACAAAGACATAAGCAGCGCGCAGAACGGTCGTCCGTTTTACGACTCTCTTAGTGGAGATAGCGATGATGCAGGAACTACCGACGCCGGCCGAGGCCCTGGCAGCCCTAAAGAAGCAGCCGGGAATTGACATATCGAAGCAGCGACCGGGCACAAAGATCATTGTCGAGACCTGCAATTTGATCTTTGAATTGAAGGTTCTCGACCCCAATAAGAGGTTGGTGGAAGTGACGAGCAACTCGCCCGTCCTTCGAGAGCCGACAATCGGCCAATACCTACGTGGTGTCTATGTTCTGGACGCCAGCGTAGGCATCGACCATTGGATAGGCCGTACCATGCAAATGTTCATTCGCTTCCGAAACGGTGACTTCCTGACAGGCCCCGCCGTCACGGCCAGCTTATCTGGCCCTGGTTGGTCCTACGACGTATTCTGAAATGTCGGTTGCGAGGGCTCCGGGTGTACGCGAAAGCGTTGAACCTATAGACCGTGTTGCTGGACGAGGATGGGATTGCCGCCCTGTAACGGTAGCTGCCCCGTGGCTGGGGAGAGTGACACGAAGTACCCGGAGCCCTTAACTATCATGCAACTCAAAGACCAACTTGAAGCCTGGAAAACGCTTGCCCTAGCATACGAAGTCTACATCGAGTGCGCGGCAGGGATGGACGCAAAAGGGATGGCAGCAGCATTGAACGCTGTCAACAAGGCCCGAGACGTTCTCATTGACGCCGGTTTCATGTCCGACGAGGTAGTGGAATGAGTAGACACCGCCTGATACCAGACTATTCACCAGACGTTGTTGCATTGTTCTGTATGATAATAAACCGGAGAATCTGGAAGAATGCCTCTTAAAAAATTGTACGTTGATACAGAAACGTGCGGTCTCTACGGTATGCCTGTACTGATTCAGTATGCCGTGGAAGAAGGCCCGATCACACTCTACGAAGTTTGGCGGGAGCCAGTCGGCAAGACGCTCGATCTTATTGAATGGTTCTGTGAGCACGCTATTGTCGGCTTCAACCTAACATTTGATATTTTTATGATCGTCAAATGCTACACGGTCTTTCGTCTATGTCCGCGCGACTGGATTCCTGCCGCGCACATTGACGAGATTGCAGCACTTGAACCACAAGGCCAAGACGGGCCGTGTGTCAAGCCTGCCTCTGCCCTGGACCTACTCTTGCACAGCCGCAAGGGTCCGTATCAGGCTCTCATGGCACGGGAAGACATCCGAATCAAACGGGTGCCTACCGCTCTCGCCTACGCGCTCGCGGCCGAATTGGAACGGCGTATCCAACTCGACAGCATCTTCTTTGCGAAGTCCGCTGACCCGGACGCTCCCAAGTGGCAAGTCTTCGACCGTCACGACCGCTTTGGTGATCTTGACACCGAATTCAAGGATGTAGTGCTGCGCTTCAATCCGGCCGGTGGCCTCAAGTTCTTGGCTGAACATGCTATGGGGTTGAAGCCTAAATATCACTTCAAAGACGTGGAGTTGGATACCAAGTTCCGACCCTACGAGTTTGGCTACGCGCCCACCGCCTTGGCCGTTTCCAGCAAAGAGAAAAACTGGGAAGTGTGGGGCAAGAAAAAAGGCAAGATCAAGGTAGCCGTGCCCGAGAAGTTGCCCGTCGATACCCTCGGTCTTGACGAGGAAACGGACGACGATGCCCGCACCAGGAAGCCCAAGGAAGATGACAAACTACTTGGCGTTGCTTGGCCCGGAGTCATTCAGAAGCATATCGACCACTGGGCCACTCACACGAACGCCCGAGACTATGCTACGGACGATATAGTTTTTACGAGGGCTCTCGACAAGCATTTTGGCAGCCCGGAGCCGGGCGACGATGATTCAATCCTAGCCTGCATGGTGGCCGTCGTCCGGTGGCATGGCTTCCAGATTGACGTTCCTGGCATCAAAGCATTGCTTGCTAAGGCACAGGCCATTATTGAACACTCGCCAGTGAACGTCAACAAGCACGGCGAGGTTCGCGCCTACATCATGGCGGCGATGGACGAAATGGAAGGCGTGATTATTGAAACGTCTACCAAGAAGTCCAACATCGAAGCGATCAAGGGGTGGGAGGTAGCGGAAGACGAGCCGTGCGGTAAGTGCGGCATGTTTGACGGCCCCGAGCCGGGTTGTGCTCGCTGCGGCGGCACCGGTATCATGCGGGCCGGTAAACACCCTGCCGCTATACGGGCGGCCCAGGTGCTTGACGTGAAGATTGCTGCCAAGGAAATAGAGTTATACAACAAGCTGCTACTGGCCGGCAAGTTTCATGCGAGCTTCGTGGTCATTGGCACGTTGTCTAGCCGAATGGCCGGTGCCGATGGACTCAATCCGCAAGGCATCAAGCATACGACGGAAGTACGCAAGATGTTTCCGCTGGTGTGGCCCGGCTATATCTTGAGCCTCGGTGACTTCGCATCGTTTGAAGTGACGCTCGCTGACGCCGTTTACAATGATCCGCAACTGCGGGAATGCTTGTGTTCGGGCAAGAAGATTCACGCCTTGTTCGGAATGGAAATGTATCCGGGCAAGACTTACCAAGACATCTTGGATTCGGCAGACACCGAATTCGATATGTACACGAAGGGCAAGCAAGGCGTGTTCGGGATGATCTACGGCGGCGATTGGAACACCCTCGTAGGCAAGTTCGGCATCGCCCCGGAAGTCGCGCAACATGCCGAGCAAGGGTTCTTCAAGAAGTTCCCCGGCATCCCCAAGGCCCGTGAGAAGACGTTCAATGCGTTCTGCTCGATGAAGCAGCCGGGCGGCCTTGGCTCCGCAGTCGTGTGGGCTGACCCTGCCGACTACATTGAATCCTTCCTCGGCTTTCGTCGGTACTTCACCCTCGAAAACAAGATCGAGAAGGCCCTGTTCGACTTGGCCCGAAAGCTGCCCAAAAACTGGCAGAGTGTAAAGGTCAAGGTCGTGCGTCGTGACCGTGTGCAGACGGCAGGTGGTGCCGTCTCGTCGGCCCTTTATGGTGCGACGTTTGCCATGCAGGCTCAAAATATGAGGGCGGCGGCTAATCACGAAATCCAGAGCCCAGGCGCACAAATTACCAAGCACGTACAACGGAAACTGTGGGACTTGCAGCCATCCGGTGTTGGCGTGCTTCAAATCTCCATTATGAATGTTCACGACGAAATCTTGTGCGTCCATGTACCTGAGTTGACGGAGCCGATTCTTGAAGTCGTGAAGGTTGGAGTGGAGCACTTTCGACCCAAGGTGCCGTTGATTGGCATGGATTGGTGCCGTGGCGCATTGAATTGGGCAGAGAAGCACGGTGCTTCCGACGTGGTGAAGATCAGAGCCCCGGAAATGAAATGACAAAAAGGAAAAGCAAGAAATGACTTACGTTGACCACTACGACATTGAAGTCAAGGTCGGCGGCCGTTGGACCTTCATCGCCAGCAAGTACCCTGACTACGAGTGGACGTTTACCCGACCCTGGTATCGTCTGTGGCACAAAATGCCGACGATTGCCGAACCCGTTTGTCCTGCCCTTTGCGCAAGACTCGACTCTGTTGTAGCTGCCGCCGAGGCTGCTTACACGGTAAGGCCGTACACGGCGGCCCGCGTATGGCAATTCAATCGCTACGGCTACGGCTGGTTCGGTCTCGGCTGGCTGCGGAAACGACTGTCATGGAGTACGCCCAATGGTTCACTATGCTAAGATACGTTTGTGCGACATTGACGTTGATAGTTTCTGGTCGCAGGTGGATCGCCGTGGCTCTGACGACTGCTGGCTTTGGCAGGGCACCCGCGACAAAGACGACTACGGCTACCTCTCTGTTAAAGGCAGAAGTCGTAAGGCTCACCGTGTTTCCTTTCTACTGAAACATCGCCACTTGAATCGAGACTTGCAAGTCTGTCATACTTGCGATACGCCAAGGTGCGTAAATCCAAATCACCTGTGGCAAGGCACGAACCAGCAGAATTGCGACGATATGGTCGCTAAAAGGCGGTCTCTCTTTGGGGTGCGAAACCCTAGAGCAAAATTGAAAACAGCTGACCCAATAAAGGCTATCGCACTTCTTGAACAAGGACTCTCGCAGAAAGAGGTGGCGAAAAAACTCGGTTGCAAGCAGATAACAGTGTCAAACATCTGGCGAGGGAGGCAGTGGGGAAAAATAACAGGACGGCAATATAGTCAGGGATGCCGATTAGGTAGTTGCCATCCGAGAGCCGTTCTCAATGAAGCCACTGCAAGAAGAATAAACAACCTCTCGTCTAAGGGGGACGGAGCGACAGAGATTGCACGCCGGTTGAACTTAAAAATTCCGACAGTGTACTCCGTCATAAGCGGTCAAACATGGTCCCATGTTACGGGGGTGAACTGTGCGTAAAATACGACAACCGAAACATGGACCAGAATGGTTTGTGCAGCAGGACTTGATTAAATTTCTTAGATGCCGAGAATGGCATGTGGAACGAGTGATTGGCAACGCCCTTCAAATGGGACTTCCTGACTTGTACGTTGCCCATAAAAGATGGGGCACGCGATGGATCGACGTGAAACGCCCCGGCCCGAAATACAGTTTCACGAAAGCGCAGAAACGAAAGTGGCCCATACTTGACGCCTTCGGCGTGGGCATCTGGATTCTGACAGCGGCCAATCAAGAGAACTACGACAGGCTGTTTAAGAAGGCCAACTGGAAAGACTATTGGAAAGAGTCGTGGGGCGTGATTCCAGACATTGACGCCCTGCTCGACGAACTTGACCGAGAAGCTGAAACCCCGGACGTGGACTGGCTATGAAACTGCAAAAGAAACCGCAACATTGGCAATGTGGTGTGACTTCCGCCGCAATGGTGCTAGGCGTGCCCGTCGCTGACCTTATCGCTGAGATCGGGCACGATGGAGGCGTATTGCCGGGCAGTGAGTGGAAGGATATTGTTCGCGGCTACCATATTCAAGAGTTCATCGACGTGTTCTACAAGCATGGGTTCGCCGCCACCCCTGTCGAGATTTTTCCCGTGTCGATGGATGCTGCCGGCCGGCACTGGCGAGGGCACACGCTTAGCGAGAAAGGATTGCAGCAGCGGTTCTACAACACCCTTGTAACGTCTTGCGGTATGGTTGAGGGCGAGAAGCCGCTTGGCGGCCACATGGTCGCCTACGACCACGGGCACATCTACGACCCGAATGGTTACGACTACCCGTTCGAGTGTTTCTCTATCTACAACTTCAAACCACTCTGTGCCTGGCGCGTAGATGCGATTCTCCCAGGAAGGGCTTAATCATGTCGTATAACAGTGAACTCGTCTCACAGTTACCGCCGTCTCTGTCGTCGGAAGATAACTTGAAACTGGTAGAAAAGGTTCGGGCCGGTGACAAGGATGCACGAGAGTCGATGATCTGTGGAAACACGGCCGGTGTCATTTCACTGGTGGATAACCATATCAGACAGTTTCCGTTTCTGTCACACTTGCGAGACGATTTGACAAGCGCCGGCTTCACCGGGCTTGTAAGCGCGGTGAATCAACTTGCCACTGGATACGACTCCGAGCGTGGCAACGCCAATGACTATATCGTCACTGCCATAATGAATGAAGTCTACTTGACTGTTGAAGCGGAGACAACCATACCAATACCGCATGTGACACAGTACCGAAAGGCTGCGGCCGGTAACAAGATAAAGCCAATGACGGCGGTGGCGTTGACGCTTGAAAACTACCCCGGCGACGATATGCAGGCGTCCTTCGACATGTGTGACCTTATTGAGTCGTGCTGCGAAACTGATAAGGACCGAACCTTTGTCGAAATGCGTGAAGCCGGCTACACGCTGAAAGAGATTGCCGACACCCTGGGCGTTTCAACCCCGACCGTCTACCGATTGAAACGTGAACTATACGCCCGCGTACTGGAAAAGTCCGGCCTTCAACCAACTGAGTAGTGCAATGATTCGACGAATCTATCTTGATCTGGATGACGTACTCAATACATTGTCGATGTACTTCCTGAGCCTGTCGGGCTGCAAAATCAGCCCGACAGATTATCGAGAGTATCCTGTCACCGGCGACGTTGACCTCTCTACCGTCGCCAATCAGCTTTTAGGTAGCGACTACGCGCAAGAGTCGTTTTGGAAGCTGTTCTTTCGTGACGATTGGGCGAGTGTGCCCAAATCGGACGAATGCGACTGGCTGGTGGAACAGTGCGAGCGCCTGGTTGGCCGCGAGAATGTAATGGTTGCCACGAGCCCGACTAAAGACGGGGCCTGTGCGGCGGGTAAAGTCGATTGGATTCATGCGAACCTCCCTTCCTGGCTACATCGACAGTACGCAATCACGCCCCGGAAATGGTTTCTGGCGCAGCCCGGATCGCTGCTGATTGACGACAATGCGAAAAACGTGCGACTATTCAAGAGGGGCGGCGGCCGGACACTGTTGGTGCCCCGGCCGTGGAACCGTTTACACGCCTCTTGGACGCCCCTCGTCCTGGTGGAGAAACTCGGCCGACTCATGGCCCGGCAAGGGGAATTCAGCAAAAAATTATAGGGAGCGCGCACAAAGGGCCTTCGTTTTACGACTCTCTATGTGAACGATACCACCATCCCCGAGCGAGCAAAATGGTAAAAGCAGCAAGTACCCGTCGTGAATTTCTCCAACTGGCCGAGCCCTTCAAGCCCGAGAAACGGGATCGAAAGGGCAACTACGCCTTTCAGGTGGCAGGCATGTTCATTTCGGAGAAGCTCGACGGAACCCGCTGCTTTTGGGATGGCGGGTTGAGTCGGGGCTGGCCAACCGAGCAGGTGCCGTGGGCGTCTGTGACCGACCCGAAGACCGGCAAGAAGAAGGGCAAGATCAAGCCGCTTGCCACCGGCCTGTGGAGCCGCTACGGCAACCCCATTATGGCCCCGGACTGGTTCCTGAATCAGCTTCCGTGCGTGCCGCTGGACGGCGAGTTGTGGGCCGGTCGCGGTAACTTTCAGCTTTGCCGGTCGATTTGCGGCGGCGACGACCCGGACCCCAGGTTCAAGCAGATCAAGTATGCTGTGTACTCTTGCCCGCCGATTACGACCGTGTTCGGCACTGGTGAGATCAAGAACACCAACATGGTGTGCAATCTCCACTGGCCGTCGAACGAGTTGTGGATCAAGGATCGGATGGAGGAATTCGAGGGCGACTTCCGATTCCTTAATCCAGGTGCTACGTTCTTGGAAGAGTTAAAGTTTCTGGCCGACGCAATCGAAAGCCAGAATGATCGTTGCTTCCTTCACCGGCAAACTCAACTGTCCCGCGACGAAGAGGTCGCCCGCAAGGAAATCGAAGTCCACCTTGACGCCACGTTGGCTCAGGGCGGCGAAGGCGTTGTCATGCGTGACCCGAACGCTGTGTGGCTGCCCAAACGGCACGACGGTATCTTGAAGTTCAAGCCTTTTGAGGATGCCGAAGGCCGGGTCATTGGTTTCACGTCGGGCCGCGAGACCCTAAAGGGCAGCCGCCTACAGGGCATGATTGGTGCCTTGATTGTTGACTACAAAGGGAAGAGGCTGGAATTGTCCGGCCTCACCGATGCCGAGCGCAAGTTTCAGTCCGGCGAGATGTCCGTCTACGCCGCCGAGCATCCGGGCGTGGATATGCCCGAGCATTTCCAGGGTCAAGTGTTCCGCAAGGGGCAGAACGTGACCTTCATTTACCGTGAATTGACGGACAACGGTACGCCCAAAGAGGCACGCTACCACCGTAAGCGCGATGTTGAGTAATGACGCTGATCGTTTTGAGACCAAATGAAAGTGCGCAGTCGGCCTATCGACGCCTGCAAAAGATTCTTGACCGCTCCGGCCAACGGCGCGAGTTAAGAGACCGAGAACGGTACGAAAAACCGTCAGCCAAGAAACGTCGCGCCAAGGTACAAGCGATGCGGAGGAAATGATGGCGAAGAAAACCGGACCCGCCCGAGCCACAAGGCTCCCTGCCGACCTGAAAGGGCGGGCACAACTCAAGACGGTTGGAAACCAGAAAGATCGCGGCAAGGCCGAGATCGCAAAGTTGAAGGAACAGCTTGGAACCAAGCCACCTGCGCAGCGTAACGTGCAAGTTGGCGGAAAGAAACTCGCCGACGCTATCGAGGCGTTCGGCCTGAACTTCGACGGGTTGAAGGGCGGCCCCGTTGTGAAGAAGAACACAACCAGCGTCCTAACCAACAAACTGTCACAGTCCCGACCCAATACCAATGAACCGTGAGGCCCACATTTGATGTTTCAATGGTTCAAACATTTTATGAACCTGCGTGTGCGGGCCGCCCTGGGCCTCATTGAGCGAACCCGCCAATGTACCTTCTGCGGCCGTCGCGTGACGGGGCTCTCTGAGCCCAAGTGGTGGACTATCGAACAAGAAACGGCCAAGTGCAGATGCGGCCTGGGGCAAATGAGAACGGTAAAGGAAGTATGAGTTATTACGAAGCCAAAGGGGCCGTCAAGAAGGCCCTGCTCGAATTGGATAAGGTCCGCGTGGCCCGCCGCAGCGAGGCGCTGGCACTGAGCAAAGAGATCGGGGCCAAGGGCTACTTGTGCTGTGAATCGGTCTTCCGGCCCTACATCGCCGGTTTCCTTTTCGAGAGCGAACCTGACCCGAAGGTCTATCGCAAAGACAAGCGTGGCGACGGCTGGATTCCGCGTAATACCTCCAAGATTGGCAAGGCCCTTCGTGCCCGCATGGACGCTATCCATCTGGTCGGCGGCCCAGATGTGGCCAAGACCATCGGCATGAAAGTTTTCAGCAAAGGCGGTTGGCGCGTGCCTGGCATTCAGGACATTGGCGGCCGGCTAATCCTGATCGTGCCTGACGACGTGGTGCCCACCGGCTGCAAACGCATTACCGACGTGGCCTTCGAGAAGCTCACCGCCAAGCCGAAGCGAGCCCGGAAGGCCGCCAAGAAATAACCATCACCAATCACGAAGGATCACTATGAAGTCATTTTTCGGCTACCCCGGTGGAAAGTCCCGGCTCGCAGCACGGTGGGAGAAGGAAGGGTTCTTCAAGCCCTTGTCCCCGATCTCGTACTACGTTGAGCCGTTTGCCGGCGGCTTTTCAATGGGGCTGACGCTGCTGAAAGCGTTTGGCCCGTTCCCGGTGTGGCTGAACGACGTGGATCAAGACGTGGCCGCCCTTTGGAGCGTTGCCCTGCGGCGCACCGAGGAGTTCTGCGAGCGTATTGCGGAAACCAAGGTTACGCTCGAAATGTTCTACGAGATTCAGGAACGCATCCTGAATCCGCAGGCACCGCGAGGCACGATACTTGAACGCGCACTCGACAAACTGCTCGTTCACAAGTTGTCCTACTCGAACATGGGCGAAATGGCGGCCACGCCGGTCGGCGGCAAGAGACAGGTAGATGCCAAGGGCAAGGCGAAGAAATGGGGCTTCGACGTTCGCTGGAACACGACACCCATTTGCAGTGCGATCCGACGTGTCGCCAAGACGGTCGGCAAGGAATTCGAGATCAGTCACATTAGCGTCTTCGATCTCTTGCCAAAGATACCGGCCAACGCCTTGGTCTATCTGGACCCGCCGTATGTTGAAGCCGGCGAGAAGTGCTACAAGCATTTCTTCACCGACGATGACCACCGCAGTCTCGCCCGAGACTTAAAGGGTGTCAAGTGGCGCTGGTTTATGACCTATGATAATGCGGCCCTTGTGCGTGAACTCTACCCGGACGCCGAAGAGATCACGTTGAACTACCAGATGTCGTCGGCCTATCGTGCCGGCAAGACCCTCAAACCCAACACCGAACGCCTTATCACCAACTTTTAGCGAGATTGACATGAGTGAAGACCAAGATTACTCAGGCGATCCTGAGCAGAAGTTCTCTTATCAGAAAATCTTTGCCACGGCTATCGAGAAAGATTGGCGTGCTGTTTACGATCTCTGTTTGACCGACTCAGGTTTTCACGGTGCCTGGAAGAAGATCACGAACGCACCTTCCGAGGGCAACCATAATCCAAATTACAAGGACGCGCGGGAACTCTGTAAAGCAGTTTTGACGGCGCGATCCGGTTCTTTGCCGCCACCTGTGTTTCCATTTCAAGCAAAACTCTGTTTGCAAACGGTTGACTGCGACTTGGTTCGACACCTGCGTTATCTTAGCCAGTCTCAAGGCAACGTATCTTTGATCGGTGACGACGCATGGTGGCTGGCTTATTATATCTGTGAGGCTTGGGGTCTGTTGGCGAGTAATAAATACAAGCGGCCATGTTGGTCGGGTGCGTTGGCATTTCTTTTAGAGGCTGACGCCTTCGACGACTTGGAACAGCTCGACGAGCCCCGAATCCTGTGGTTGGCGGACTTCTACTACCGCGAGAAGCACTGGGAGCTTCATCCTGACTACTGGCCGCCGAAAGCGGACGGCGAGATATGAAATTCAACACCGTGCTTTGCGACCCGCCCTGGCCATACGACAACGTGGACGGGCCGCGTGCCGCACCGGACCACCGACCCAATAGTTGGTCCGGTGTGACCGGCTGCGCTGGGTCAGCCGGACGTTATGGGAGTATGAGTATTGCCAAGATCAAGGCGATACCCGTACCCGCAGCAATCAGTAGACCAGCACACTTGTACCTGTGGACGACGAATTCCTTCCTGGTGGAAGCACACGAAATTGCAAGGGCGTGGGGTTTTGTTCCCAAGACGCTGCTGACGTGGATCAAGACGAAAGCGGACGGAACGCCGTCGATGAAGACTGGCTATTACTACCGTTCCGCGACCGAGCACATACTGTTCGCGGTACGTGGTTCACTGCGTCTTGCGGGTCCGTGCCGGCCGACCGCCTACATGCTGCCGAGACAACCCCACAGTGTTAAACCAGATTTCTTTTACGACTTGATAGAAGAACAGAGTCCAGGGCCGTACCTTGAACTTTTTGCGAGACGGCCGCGTGAGGGGTGGACAGCTGTCGGCAACGGAATTGATGGAATGGACATAGGGGAATCGCTCGCTCTACAAAACTCAACAAGGTAAAGGCAAAATGACTGCCAAACGAAATCCCAAGCAAGAAGGCACCAATGTCTTTGACTGTAAGCCACAGGTCGGGCTATGTCCGATTAACTGCGCACAGTGCTTTCATAACCGACCCGGCGCGTTCTACACCCCCATCGACCAACCATTGATCCCGACCCGTGAGGAAGTTGGCGACGGCATCGTGCGTATGAATTCGGGTCACGACAGCAACATCGAGCGTGACAAGGTTATCGCCACTGCGTTGAAGTACGACAAGTTCTTCTTCAATACGTCGATCCCCAGGTTCGACTTCCCCGGCCCGGTCGTCCTGACGGCCAATCCGAAAGAGGAAGAGACACCGTGGATGCCCGCCTACGAAGATCAGATTCCGCGGAACCTCATGTTCGTGCGGCTCCGCGTGTCGAGTACCAACTTGCAGAAGGTCCGAGAGGCCGCCCGCTGGTACGCTGGCGGCAACGTGCCGGTCGTGCTGACGTTCATGTCCTATTACACGCATGAACCGCAAGTGCCGGAAGCCGTTGCAGCAGCGGTCGGAGGCCCTTGCTACGTCTGGAAGACACGAATCCTGAATTCGTATTGGTGCCCGACCGAAGACTTCATTCGGTTCGTGTTGTCGCAATTCCGAAGCAATCGGCTGGTTTCTTACTGCGGCAGCCTCAAAGGCTCCCTCTGCCGAAACTGTCGGAATTGTGAAACCTACTTCGTCCAAACTGCAAAACGGCTGGCTGGTGAATAATAGGAAACGAATATGTCTCTACGCATTTGCTTTTTCGGTGGTCCGGGTGTTGGGAAATCCACCTTGGCGGCGCAGTTGTTCGGCTGGTTGAAGGCCGAGAACTTCGACGCCGAGTTGGTGCAAGAGTTCGTCAAAACTTGGGCGTACCAACAGCGGCGGTTGAAGTCGTTCGATCACGTCTTCACGTTCGCCAGCCAACTTCATACTGAAGACCTATACTTGCAATCCGGTGTGAATATAATCGTTACCGACTCACCTGTATTGCTACAGGTGATGTACCAGTATATGCGCCAACTGCCCGGTCAGGTTGAAATGCGGCATGTCGCGGAATTGTTTGAAGACCAACACCCGTCGATCAACTTTCTGGTGAAGCGGAAGGTTGACTACAAACCGCAGGGCCGTTACGAAACACCGGAGGCCGCCGCAGCGATTCACGATCGGATCGTCAGGTATCTGGACCAGTGGAGCGTGCCTTTTACGGAGGTAGAGCCCGGCAACTTGTCAGCCGTGATTGACATACTGGACGAAGAGTACGGTATCCGGCGAGCAGCCGGAATCAATGTTGATTCGTTCCTCAAACCTTGAGAGACCCATGTTCCATATTGAGCACAATACTGAAATCAGCCACGTCTTCACGTTCCAAGCACCGGAGGAAGTTGTGGCACTGTTTGACGAGCCCGAGGGTGTCGAACTTGACGGCGGCAACTTTGATATTGCCGCTGTTCGTGAACCGGGCGAACCTGCCAAACTCCGTCTGACTGTCATGGTTCGGGAGACCAAGACTCGTGGCGACACCGATCTTTCCAACGAAGAACCCTGAAACCAAAGAGTATCTAATGAGCGACATCATAATTAGCGTCGAGCGTATCAAATCCGTTGAGCCCCACCCACAGGCTGACCGCTTGGAGATTGCCAAGATTCTTGGCACGCAATGCGTTGTGCCCAAAGGCGAACACAAGGCCGGCGAGAGTGTGGTCTTTTTCCCGCCCGACATGGTGCTGCCCGGCGACGTGAGTTTGCAGCTCGGCGTTCAGAAGTATCTCAAGCATTCGCTGGTCGAAGGCTTGAAGATTCCTTCGCGTGTGGCCGCCTGCCGTCTGCGTACTGTGGCCAGTTTCGGCTTCATTGCCAAACTGCCGCCTGAGTTGTCGCATTTGGCCGGGTGGGTCGGCACGGAGCAGGCCAACGTGACCGAGTTCTATCGTGGCTTCAAATATGAGCCGCCCGCCGCGCCTCGCGGTGCGATGTGGGGCGGCATGGCCCCGGAACACCCGATGTTCCACCAGTATACCGATATTCAGAATCACTATCGTTACCCGGACGCGATTCCGACCGGAACCATTGTCCGCGTGACCGAGAAGATTGACGGAACCAATAGCCGGGCTGGCGTGGTCTATTGCGACGGTGAATTCCAATTCATGGCGGGCTCCCACAAGAAGAACCGCAAGAAGGAATTCGAGGGAGCGGCTTCGCTCTACTGGGAGCCGCTGGAAATTGAGGGCGTGCTGAACATGATTAACACGCTTTGCGACGGCCGCCGCAACATCGTTGTGTTCGGGGAGATTTACGGTCCCGGTGTTCAAGACCTGGATTACGGCATTCCGGCCGGTGACATCGGCTACCGGGTGTTCGACATTACGGACGACGGCGACTACCTGGACTTCGACATCGTGAAGGCCATGTGCGACAACAATGACGTGGAGTTGGTCCCGTTGCTGTACAAGGGTCCGTTCAGCCAGAGGATGGTTGAAGAGTTGACCAGCGGCCCGACGACTTTGGTGTCGCCCGAAGGCATCAAGAGCAAGTTCAAAGGCCGCGAGGGCATCGTCATTACGCCCGTGGTGGAAGCCTACAGCGAAATCCTGGGCGGCCGGATGATCCTCAAGAGCAAGTCCGCCGACTACCTTGATCGCAAGGGCGCGGAAGACAACGGGGAGGCCGAGTAACATGAAGCGATTCATCCGTTGGACACTAATCGTCTTGGCCGCTCCAATCTTTCTGGTACTCGCCCCGTATGTTGGCGGCTTGTACTACATGACGACAGGTGAACACACCTACGAGCAAATCTGGCTGGACGACGCTATGGCTCATTTGAAGATTCTCCGGGCCAACACGGATGACCCGGACTTGCAGAACGTCTTGGATTACTGCATAGGACGCTACAACAAGATTGGAGCGTGGGATGTCATGGTGTTGCCCCTTCCGTCGTATTCGGGCGACCACACGCTAGGTGCGAATCTGCCGACATGCCCCGGCGTGACGTTGGACTACGAGACCTTGAACATGACGTTGCGGGACGGGGCGCTGGTCCTGGTCCACGAATCATTACATGATTGGTGGCCTTGCTTTGGGCACAGTCAAGTCACGCCCCGCATCGACAAGCTGTACGAATTGGAATTCGCTTTGGAGCGAAAGCACCGAATCTGAGGGCCGCGCGCACAACCCCGTCTCGTTTTACGACTCTCTATGTGGAGAACTCATTGACACATTACTACTCCGACCTCTACACCACGATCCTCAATGCCGATGCCCTGGACGGTGCCGATTGGCTGGTCCGTCACGGGCATAAGGTTGACTGCATCGTCACGTCGCCGCCGTTCTACGGTCAGCGCGACTACGGTGTGGAAGGCCAGCTTGGCTTGGAGGCCGACCCGCAGGAATACTTAGACAAGCTGGTCGCCATCTTTGACGCTTTGATACCAGTCCTCAAAGATACGGGAAGCCTGTGGGTGAACCTGGGCGACACCTATTGGAGCGGCCGGGGGCAGGCCCGAGGAGGCGAGAACAAGCAGTCCGCCCGCCGCTTCGGCTGCCGGCCGCAAGATAAGCGGCGTCCCGGCCTGTGGACCCGTGGCAAGCAGCTATTGCTACTTCCCCACCGCTTTGCCATCGCCATGCAGGGCGAGGGCTGGATCGTCCGCAACGACAACGTGTGGGTCAAGGCCAACCCCACCCCGGACCAAGTGCGGGACCGCTGCGCCATGTCGCACGAGTATATGTTCCACTTTGTCCGCGAGCGGTTTTACTACTTCGACAAGAAGACCGTCGGCCGCCGCACGCAGAAGGGCGGCGTCATGCCGCCCTACGATACCTGGCAAGTCCCCTCCTCGCACGGCGGCAAGGGCCACCGGGCGACCTTTTCCAAGCAACTGGTGGAACTCCCCGTCCTGGCAACCTGCCGCTACGGCGGGACCGTGCTGGACCCCTTCGCCGGCAGCGGCACGACCCTGAACTACGCCCGTGCCCACGGCCGGCTCTCCATCGGCATCGACATTTCCCCCGAATACTGCCAACTAATGAAAGACCAACTGTGTCCGACAAGCTGATCCTCCCCTCTGCCGATGTCATGTACGCCAATGCAATGGCCCGTCCCGCCGAGATCAAGCGGGAAGTTGCCCGCAAGATCAATGAACGGGCCTGCGGCGTGAAACGAATCGCCGCCGCCCTGGACTTGGCCGTCTTGAAGCCCACGGCGGGCCGACGCGATGTTGAGGTCGCCGCCGCCCTGGTGAATCAGCACGGCATTTGCTCGTTATGCGTGCCGTCCAGTTTCGTGCCGCTCGCCAGCAACTTGACCGCCCGAGTTTGCTCCGTGGTCGGTTTTCCACACGGCAATTCGTGTATCACGGCCAAAGTCGATGAAGCCGGAGAGGCCCTCTACTATGGGGCGGTTGAGTTGGACATTGTGGTCAGCTACGGGCGTTTCATGGAAGGCAACCCCGATCCGGTAGTTTCCGAGTTGACTCAGATCGTCAATATCGCTCACGCCCGACGAGCTATCGTTAAGGCGATCTTGGAAACGTGCTGCCTGTCCCTGCCACAGATTGCCGATCTGTGTCGGCTGTGTGCGGACTGCGGCGTTGACTATGTGAAAACGTCAACCGGGTTCAGCACGGGCGGTGCGGATACGATGGGTGTGCGGTGTATGCTCGACACTGTTGGCAGCCGTTGTTTGGTCAAGGCAAGCGGCGGTATTGATTGCTATGAGAAGGCGAAGATGTTTCTCGACATGGGCTGTGCCCGTATCGGGGCATCCAAGTACCTTGAACTTTTACCATCCTGGGGGTGAATTGGAATCGACCGGGCAGGTTGAAGTGTAGGTTGCGTTCCGTGGTTGGTCGGCAGGCCACGATAAAAGCCGACCACAAAGTAGACGCCACTAATCAAATGGCAATGGCGGCCTAGCACCGCCCCGGTTGATGGTCTTCGTCGGAGAGACTTGACTACCGGCTGTAATTCCGAATCGCCTGGGTGAGAATCGGCGGAACCTGGGCTAAACAACTCAGCCGAATGGTCAGACGGGAACCCTGTCGGTTCGGGGACGCGAGACGACGATTGCAAATAGAATCGACTATCGAACGTAGACGCTTACATGGAAATGTCACGGGACCGGGGTTCAATCCCCCGCGCCTCCACTTTGAAAGAAAGCCTATGAATCGACTGTTTTATAATCGTGTCTATCTATCTGGCCCGATTGACAATGCTAAGGATTTTGGCACGGGCTGGCGAAATGAAATCAAAGAGAAATTGGCCGATCTTCAACTAATTTTTCTGGACCCGTGTTCCAAACCGATGCAACCTGGCTACGCTTGTGAGGATTTGGAAAATCATGCCCGTCGAGTGGAGCAGAAGAAAAATGGTGACTTTGAGACTATTGCACGAGAGATGCACCTGATTCGATGTATCGACTTGCGGCTCGCTGACTTGTGTGATTTTGCAATCGTACATCTTGATCGAGAAGTCTACTCGACCGGAACACATGAAGAGATAGCCCTGCTAAATCGACGAAAGGTGCCGATCCTCGTCCACGTTGAACAAGGAAAGGCAGCACTACCCGATTGGTATTGGGGCACTCTCCCGCATCAGCATGTTTTCAGTACGTGGGACGAGATACTCTTGTATGTCCGCCATGTCGCGCATGACCCGCCGCCTATTGACAGTTACAATCGCTGGCGGTTTCTGGATTACGGATCGCTCTATGGGAAGCGTGAGATAACTCTTTCCAACGGTTTGAAGGCAAAGGTCAGTCCAGAGGATTTTGACTATCTTAGCCGATGGAATTGGTCGGCCGTTCCGCAAAACAATGCCATCTACCGAAACGGTGAGAGCGGCCAAAAATGGCGAGCAATGAGAAAGTTAAAAATTGCAGGACTTTCGATAACTCGCTATATGCACCAGGACGTTGTATTAAGAATGGGGTCGCCTTATGACCCTGCCGAAGTCGAAGTAGACCACAGAGACGGGGAACCGTTGAACAACGTGCGTGAAAATCTGCGAATAACTGAACACCCGATCAATCAGCACAATCGCGGCAAACAAGCCAATAATATGAGCGGTGTGAAAGGGGTTTGGGTCGATAATAAAGGCTTTCACCACCCTGAAATCTCGTATTACGGTGTAAAACACCGTGTCGGGAAGTACAAGACAATGGAAGAAGCCCGTGAAGTGAGAAACAGCGTAGGTCGAGAACTTCTTGGAGCTAATTACCATGAAATCTGACCCTTCCCTTCCCAGACGAACACTTATCAAAGGCTTGTCCTTTGAAGCGATAAGCAACTTGGTTGGCCTTTGGCTGGCCTACCTTTGGTTTGGCGACTTTAACTGTTGCCTCATTTTCACGTTGGTCTGTTTCGCTGTGAAGCTGGCCATATTCTATTTTCACGAACGTCTCTGGCATCAGTTTGACTGGGGCCGAGAGAAAGGGAATTGACATGCAGAACACCACGAGTTACAACCAGCCTCAAGACGCATCGACGCCCGCCGTCCAGGCCGAAGCACCCATCATGGGCGGCAAATGCGATGGCCCGGCAGGTATGGGCGGTGCGTTCGAGAGCGGTGGCAGTAGCAATCAGGCCGGCAGCGGCTTCGCTACCGGTGGCCTTGGCGGCAAGGCCGACAACTGCGTCGGTATGGCCGACAAGAAGACCCCGGCCCCGGAAGTGGCCCAGGGTGGCCCGCTACAGACTTACAGCGGTGACGCTGGCTGGAAGAACTAAGTCATGCAGAACACGACCAGTTATCAGAAAGAAGCGCCGCCGCCCGATAAGGGCAGTGCTTGCCCCGAAGGCAATCACGGCGGCGCGGCCCAGGTCTACAGCGGCGATGCCGGCTGGCAGAATGCCGGCACCGACCCGAGTTGGCGTGACGGCACGCCCGAATTTCAAGGTAGCAACGTCGATACCGCCCCGATCAGCACGCCTGTCGGTGCAAGCGACAATTTTACTGGCGGCGGCCAGCTACAGGGTGACTGATGGAGAATGTCGCAACGGTGCCGGCAACGGTGCCGGCACCGTTGCGTGCGGCATCCGAAACGCCTTTAATCCTTCAACACGAGAGAAACCATGAGCAGTAAAGCCAGGAAGCGATCAATCGAAGCCCACAAGCAAAAGGCGGCAAATACCGGAACGGCCTACCTTGGCAGGAACGCCCCCTGTCCTTGTGGCAGCGGGAGGAAAATTAAAGTCTGCTGCTTGCGGAAGATAAACGCAATCGCGGCGCTGCCGCCTGCCGTGCGCGATGCGATGATTGTCAACCGGATTCTTCACGGGCCAAATGCCGCCTTGCTGCCCGGAGCGACTGGCCCGGTTGCGATACCGCCCGCCGTGGCCGCGAGGTTCGCTGCCATACGGGCCGCACAGGCGGCAGCACAGGACAAGAATCCTGACGACTCGGCTGCGCAGGTCATTGCCGGCATCGCCGTCGCCGCTGGCGATCCAACTGATGCCCACCCGCAGCAAACCGGTGTCGAGATCAAGGGTGGCTATGTTGAGTTCGCCGGACAGCAGTTTGAAATTGAAAGAGCCATTATCGAGGTTGCCAAATGAGCATTGACAAAGAAAGATGGAGCACAGCCCAAGAGCGCGAAGCAGCATACTGGGGCAACTGCAATAGCCACGTTGCATACGGTGAATTTCTCAAGCAGGAAGTGTACGGACGAGAAATGGGCGTGTTCGCCGAATACGGCACACCTGAGTTGGAGTTGGATATGCGCGGCAAGAGTGTCTTGGACATTGGCGGCGGCCCTGTGTCAATGACGCTTCGGGCCTTCAATGCCGGCCAACTGGTTGTCGTCGATCCGTGTAAGTGGCCTGATTGTGTGCTACGTCGCTACGACCGTCACGGCATCAATTTCCTGCGATGTTCCGGCGAGGAACTTGACGAAAAATTCCTCAGCGACGAGACAACATTCGACGAGGTTTGGATGTACAACGTGCTCCAACACGTTCATAACCCTGAGTTGATCGTCCACAACGCTGTGAAGCGAATCAATCCTGTTGGTGGTGTCCTGCGGGTTTATGAGTGGGTATGGATTCCTGCGGACGTTAACTGCCATCCACACACATTGACGCCGGAGGGGATGCTGAATTGGCTTCATGGTTGCCGAATTGTGAAGGTTGGACTGCCGCGAATCGTGGAGCACGGGTGCGATGCCACCGCCTTCACAGGTCTCTTTGAAAGGCCGTAACATGGCGGTTCGCAACTATCTGGAAATCGGAACGTGTGATTTTGATACACTGAACGACAAGTTCGCTGACCGCGAACATTGGTGTGGTGTGTCTATCGAGGCCGTGCCGGAGTATTTCAAACGACTTCGCAAGCTGGATAAGAATGAGTACATCAATGCAGTCTGCTTGGTGGAAAAGAATAAAGAGACGTGTGACTTTCATCATGTTCCCAGTGATGTTATCACCCGACACGGGCTGCCAGATTGGTTGCGTGGCTGCGGGGCTATTGACAAGGCTATCCAGCCGTCGTTGAGAGCCTACGGCAGACACGTCATTACGACACGGCTTCCGGTCGTTTCGATTCGGGACGTTCTCAATCGGGACGTTTTCAAAGACCAGATCACCCGAACCATCCGTGTTGACTTGTTGAAGATTGACACAGAGGGGTACGACCTGGCGCTGCTTAATGCAGTCTTGGATATTACCTGTCCGACGAACATTGTCTTTGAGACGTGGGGCATAAGTCCGGCCATCTTCCCGATTCTGGAAAAGCGTCTACTCGACTTGGGTTATAGTTGCCGAGGCCGAAGCGGCGATAATGTGCAGTATTCGTTGCCGTCAGTGTTGATGATCGGTGAGGCAGCCTGGTCCACGGGGTCGATTGCCAAAGACCTGATCCATGCAAGCAGTTGGCATGGCCGATTGTTGAATTGGAACCGATACCCGAAGGATTTGCCAGCCAGTTTCCCTGAGTACGATGCGGTAGTGATTTTCGGACTACATTCGCCGACCACCTGGTCCGCACTGGCCCCGCACGGTGTCATTTGCTGCGGCCCGTGTGAATTGCTCACGACGAATACGTGGCGCAATAATACGGGCGGTGCTTTGTGGGGAGGCTGCTTTGGTGCTGTATCGCGGGAATGCTACGACGGAGTGAAGGCCGTGGCTACAAAGGACGTGTTCTACACGCCGGCCAGCACCAGGCTATCGAGGTTCACCCGGCGTCCGGCACGAGAAGTCAAGACATTGGGTTGGTGTGCTATCAAGGACAGTGCGAAGAATTTTGGCGGCATTGACTTGAAGCGGTTTTCGATGTTCGATGAGATTGCCAAAGCAGCCTGTCTCAACTCTCGTGTGTCAGGTCGTGACTTTACATACGATACGATGCAGGACTTCTACGACTCGATTGATCTGCTGGTCTGCACTTCGGTGTCGGAGGGTGGCCCGTTGCCTGTGTTTGAAGCGATTGCGTGCGGTGTGCCAGTGATCTCGACACCAGTAGGTCTCGTCAAGGAAACAAGCACCATACCGACATTCTCGACGGTTCCCTACGCCGCGAGTCTTATAGACTCGATACGAAGCTGCCCTGACCAGTACGCTAACGCACAATACAAGGAACTTGAAGGAATGTCAACTGATCGACTTATCCGGCATTGGGAAGATTTCTTCGCCGGCTGTGCGAAAGTCAACAAGACGAAAACCTTCCTATAAGGAATGATTGTGAGCAAGAAAAGAACACTCCGACGCCGGCTGCAAAATGCCTGCCGCTGGTTTCACGACTGCTGGTATTGGATCAAGTGCCGCCTACTTTGTCGTTACAATGTAGTGGTGTGCAGGCCGCTGCCGCCGACCTGGGTTGACCGTGATTACCTTTTGCTGTTTGCGTCCTTCCAGATTTTGGAAGACTTTGTGGACCGGGAGGAAGGTCACTTTTACGAGAACGTCTACCCGCTCTACCTTGACTGCGGCAAGGAACGTGCCCGCGAGGAAGAGCGGGATTGGGACGCAATTCGCAACCTTTACGTTTGGTGGCAGAGTCGTAAGGCCGACAAGTACGCCGACGATTACGATGAAGACAGCGACATGCTTCACCGACTTATTGACCTGCGGAAATACCTCTGGACCTGAAAGAAAACAATGAGAATCCCCAAATCGCTTTCCTATTCGTCGCTCTCGCTGTTTGAAAAAGATTGCGAAGAGTTTTACATGAAGTACCTTGCGGACAAGTCGCCCGAGCGGCTGCCGCAAGAACCGCCGATGGCCGTGGGCTCCGCGTTTGACGCCTACTGCAAGTCGTCGCTCCATGCCGCCCTGTTCGGGGCCGGAGCCGATCCGCAATTTGAGTTGGCGACCATCTTTGAGTCGCAAGTCGAACCGCAGTGCCGAGATTTTGCCTTTGAGGCCGGTAAGCATGTTTTTGAGTGCTATGTGTTGTGCGGGGCCTACGACGAATTGCTGTCGCTCTTGAAGCAAAGCACCGAGCCACCGCGATTCGAGTTCACGGTAAAGGGAACCATCGGCGGCGCACCGTTCTTGGGTAAGCCTGACTGTCGGTTCGTTCTCGATCTCGGTCAGGGACGCATTAGCGTGGTGTTCGACTTCAAAGTTCATGGCTACTGCTCCAAGTATGGGGCGTCCCCGACGAAGGGCTACCGGCTGTGCCGCGATGCCTATAAGACGGACAAGCCGAGCCGCTCACACATGACGGCGCACAAGAACTACCTGGGCATGGATTACCGGGGCATGGAGATCAACAGCGGCTATATGGAGTATTGCGGAAAAGAATACGCTGACCAGCTTTGCCTCTACGGCTGGCTGCTGGGCGAACCTGTCGGCGACGAGAATGTCATCATGGCCTTGGACGAGGTTGTGGCGAAGTATATGGGCGAAGGCAACAAGCCTCTGCTCCGCGTTGCCAACCATATCGGCCGCGTGAGCAAGGCTCACCAGGACGCGCTCGTGAAACGGGTCGAGAAGTGTTGGGCCGCGATTCAGAGCGGCCATATCTTCCCCGAGATGTCGCTGGCCGACAGTCAGAACCGGCAGTCGATTCTCGATGAAATGTCCGGTGCCCTGTTGACGGACGGTTCGGTCAAGGACGATTTCTTCGTCGATTGCGTGCGGAGTCCCAAATGGTAACTAACCCGAGAGCAACAATGACCCCTTCACGAACCCTACCGCTGAATGACTCGAACTACAAGGTTCATGCCGACAACATCGCGCGAATCATCGCGGGTGCCGCCAACATCAATGACGCCGATATTAAGGTCGTCTATTACATGGCCCTAGTCACCTACACGGAGCCGGCGAAGTCGGAGCCGGCGAAGTCGGTAACTGTGCCGACGCACGCCGAGAAGGCGGCCGCTGCGATTAACCCCGTCGCTCTTGACACGATCTTGGCGGGAGGGGGTGTCAGTTGAGCAAGTCCATGAAAATCTCCCAGACGATCCTTGATCGACTGAAAGATTCAAGGCTATCCCCGGAGCACTTTATCCAGGGCTTCGGGGCCTTGCTGGCAGCTACAAATCACACCGGGCTACTCGGTTTAGCTATTACCATCGACTATGCCGATGTGGACGAAACGGTTGGACCAGACGAACTAATACCCATCATCACTCTTTCATTTCGAGCAAGCAGTAATCAGTGACACCCTACGAATTAGTCACCGCCTCAGTGAGTGATTTCCACCGGGACTATCCCCGGCGTGCGGTACGGTCATTGGGTTGGTGCGAGGATGAAGTCACCGATTTGCAGGCGGTGCGGGCCAAAAGAAAGACTGTCTGCCACTTGTCTTTTTACAACGGCGGCGGCTCGCTTATACTGATGGGCGGCCTTGACTTTATGATGGAAGTTATTCGCACGGAGGATTACTGTTACACTTTACTCATGTGAGGAATCTTATGACTGCGGAATTGGGCATCGACGGAAACGCCGCCTACGCCCTTCTTGGTCCGAACCTCCACGAAGGCGAGGCCGAGTTTGTGCAGGTTGAACAAGGTGACGAGCTACTGTCTTCGGCCGAAATGCGCGCCGCCAAGCAGGCTCTCGCCAAGTTGCGAGCCCGCCTGGGGCAGCCTGAACTTTCCTACTACTTGGGGCCGGGATTGTCAGTATGATACACTGTCACAAGATTCGCTTGTTTTGGAGATTACAATGGTTAGATTGATTGAGGGCGACTGCCTGGAAGAAATGAAGTCGATCCGAGACGGATCAATCGACATGATTCTCTGCGACCTGCCCTACGGAACGACTTATTGCAAGTGGGATGTGCGGCTACCTTTCGAGCCGCTGTGGGCTCAGTACGAGCGTATCATCGTGATTGCATTCTGATTGAGAATGAACCGCAATACTGTGCAATGGTGAGGGAACGATGTTCGATACCAGGGTAGACGAACCTGAATGGCAACACGGCTTTGCCGTCTGTCCGCAATGCAATCACACATGGGTCTGTTCGGTGCAAGTTGGCGAGGCCCCGGAGTGTCCGGTGTGCCACGAGAAGGGCGAATTGAGAGGGTCATCGTGAAAGCACTTGTACTGCTTGCGGCGCTTGTTTGTGGTTTTGTCTACGACTACATCTGGGCGAAGTGCGTCGATGCTGTCCAACATAGGCGGGCTATCTACGCCGCCAACCTTGGCATCATCCTTTACATTTGCACACTCATGGCAACTGTTATGGTGGTGGAGAAGTGCTTGTGGGCTGTAATCCTGTACGGCATCGGCAACTGGCTTGGCGTTTACCTGGCAGTGAAAGGGAAGAAACAATGAGCGGCTTACTCCTAATCGACCTGAATCCGAAGTGGTGGCACTTTGACGAAGGTGGCCCGCGTGTCGGGCTCACATTCCTTTGTCCCTGTTGCGTCGGCACCGAGCGTGAGACGCACCTGGGCATCGCATTTCACCACAAGGGCCACGAAGCCATCGAGGACCAATACATCCGGGCTCATGGGCACGGCAAGGAAGAACACATCTGGGAACTTGCGAGCGAGGAAGACTTTCATAGTCTGACTTTAACACCGTCCATTGACGCCAGCAAGAGTGGCCATTGGCACGGTTGGATTCAAAACGGAGAGATACGATGAACAGCATAGGGAATCGACCCTTTCGCGCGGCCATAGATTTTGACGGCACCGTAGTCACAAGCAGCCCTTGCGACAAGACCCTCATTGGTTCGCCAGTGCCCTTTGCCCTTTACTGGCTGCAAAAATGGCAAGATGCCAGAGCCGAATTGTATCTCTGGACCATGCGTGGCAGGCAGGGCACCGATGGAGATAGACTCTCCCCTGCTGTTCGTTACTTGCTCGACAACGGTATCAGACTGGCCGGTGTGAACCGTGGTGAGCGGCCGTGGACCGACAGCCCGAAGCTCTACGCCAATGTCTATGTTGACAATGCGGCGGCCGGAGCACCGCTGATCTATCCCGCAAACGGATTACCGTCGTACCTAGACTGGACTGTTGTTGGTCCACTCGTTTACAATATGATTAGGGAGTGGTAATGGTGAAGTATCAACTGCTGAACATGGATTGCCTTGAGTGGCTGCCGAGCATCGAGACCGAGATCGACACGCTTTTCGCGGACCCGCCCGATAATTTGAATCTGGCCTACGACAGCTACAAAGACAAGCTGACCAAGGACCAGTACGTCGGCATGTTGCAACAGTGGCTCTGCATGTTCGTCGCCAAAGCCCGGACGGTCTGGTTCTCGTACAACGCTAAGTGGTCGTTCGAGGTAGGCCGAATTGTCTGTGCCCTCCAAGAGTCCTACGGCAAGGGCATCGAATGCAAACCGTGCGTCCAAACCTTTACCTTCGGGCAACACTGCCACTTTGATCTTGGCAACAACCATCGGCCGTTGCTCCGCATTCAGAAGGCGGGCGCGCCGCTGTACCCGGACGCCATCCGTGTGCCGTCGTGGCGGCAAGAGCACGGCGACAAGCGGGCTGACCCTCGTGGCAGAGTCCCAGGTGATGTTTTTGATGTTCCTCGCGTGACAGGCAACAGTAAGCAACGCAGAAGTTGGCATCCAACTCAGTTGGGTGAGACGCTGGTCGAACGCTGCGTAAAGTTCACCACCCCTCCGGGTGGAATGGTTGTCGATCCATTCGCCGGCACCGGCACGACGCTCAGAGTGTGTAAACGTCTTGGCTTCAACTGTGTCACGACCGAGATCGACAAGACGTATTGTGAGAACATTGCCAAGGAAAACGATCTTGCCCGGTCGGAATACTGCCACCGAGCCGTGTGGGGGAGCGAGGTAATATGAGATACTTACTCATCTTACTGATCTTTCTTGTCGGCTGCGAGGCCCCGGCCGAGACGCCCGCCCCGCTGCCGGTCGTGGTCGTAGAGCCTGCCTGGACGCACTACGCCCCTGTCCGAACGGTGCGAGACAGGGGACCAGTGTTGGACGACATTGACTCACATCTGCCCGCTGGCAACGTCTACACACGCGAATCTGACCCCGTTACGGCGTGCCACGAGGGTACTCACGGTGTCAACAGCGACTTGCGGCAAGCCTATCACAAGGCAGGGTTCTATGTCCTGAACGACCGGGCCGTCTTGATCGACAACCCGGTCATTACGCTAACGGCCGTGGCCCGTGAGGTTCCGGCCAGCCTACGGGGTTTCAACTATCGGCTGTATTTCGTCCAACAACTTGCCGACTGGAATGAGCATCCGACATACCCCTTTGACGAGTGGTGTGCTTACACTAACGGAGCGGAAGCCCGGCTGCGGCGGAACATCCCCGACAGAGACGACACGGTTCAATTCGCCTTAGAATTCGTACCATATAGTATCTGTGTCGCCAAGGCGGCACATGACGCCGGGCTGCCGGATGACCCTCAAATGAAAGCGTTCATTCAGTGGCAGGCCGAGCGGTGCATTCGGCTGGGAGGCGAAATTAAGCAACCTCTGCCGAACATGACGGCGGCCGATGCCGCCAGCTTCCGCGACTTTTGCCACCTTTACTTTGGTGCCCCTTGGACCCTCAAGAATCTAGGTTTCTAATGCGATTTCAAACTTGTCCGAACGTCATTGTCGAAGAGAATCGAATCTGCCTGACACGTATCCGCTGGGAAAACGGCGTCGTCGGCAAGGGCGGCTATTCCGCCAAGTTGAGCCTGTCCCTGTGCTTTGATTGGAGAAGCCTGTGGGTAGGCTTATTCATCAAGCGGCGGCACCACGGCTTCTATGCTTGGCTTTGCCTACTGCCCTGCCTGCCCCTCCGTATCTCGTTTCAGCGGTCCTATGGCGGCATCTTCCCCTGAAAGACACAATGGGCACAATGATTTGCACACGTTGCAACGGCACCGGCTTTCTCAACCTTGAGCAAGTCGATAAAAAGACCCTAGCACGGTTTGAAGAAACCGGCGACCCCGGCATAATACTGGCCTGGATCGACGACCGAGACATAAAGGCGGCAGAGTGCGGCGGCTGTTACTGCGCTGCAACAAGAAGGCCGCCGTGTTCCTACTGTACTGACTTTGCCCACGACGTAAGCCCCTGCGATTGCTGCGGTAACGGAGAGCCCTGGGGCTGGTACTTTCTCCCTGGCTTACATAATTGGGACGACCCAAACGACCCGAAAGGATGCAGATAATGCTTCTTGATGAAGTCCTGTTAAACGACCGGCAAGTCCGGCCACGACAAAAGTTCGACGGCTACGCCCACAACGAGACTGAGGCTGCCGTCGCCGCCCGTCTCGCTGTCTTGGAGGCCCGAGACCCTTCACAGAAGAGGCCGACGCCGAAGCGGAACGCCAACGCCAACGTCGATTGGATTGACCTATGAGGTTACATGTGGAGAACCATTTGAAATACGTCACCAACTACAAAGCGGCCCTGGATGAAGTGCTAGGAAGGCTGTCGCTTCCTTACGCCGATCTGGTGTCGGCTGCTGAACCGTCGTCTGTTTCACTTACCCCGTTCGAGTCCTTAGAAATTGGAGAGTTCGCATGAGTCAAGACTTTATTGGACGAGCCATCGCGGCCGGAAACACCATTGTCTATCCTGTCCGTCGTGGCAGCAAAATGTGGCTGAACAAGTTGGCCGTCACGCAAGTCGATGACGACCATATCACCGGGTTCAACAGCGACGGCCGCCGTATCACGGTGAAAAATCTCAAGAATTGCGTCGTGGTTGAACCGCTGCCCGTCGTGGACGGCGCTGCCGGCCTGTAAACACGGAGGTTTCATCTTGCCGAATTATGACTATCGCTGCGTGGGCTGCGGCCACGAGTGGGAAGTCTTTCACGCCATTGCCGACGAGGGGCCGAAGAAGTGCCCCAAGTGCAAGACGAAGAAGAGGCCCCGCAAAATGATTACGAGCCCGCCCGCATATCACAACCATTATAGCCCGATGCACCCGCGAAAGAATCGCGGCCGGGGCTATTGATCGTAACGATTATACCTGCCGGAGCAATGCTCCGGCAGGCACAGCTTGACTTCTGGCCAAACTATGGTATATATTAAGATATGGAATTCATTCGCACGAAGAAGCGCGGTCAAAGTGCAAAAACATATCGCACTTGGCTCGCTGACGACGACTACAGGATTGTATGGCGTAAGGAAGCGTTCGGCGTCGAAATGACGCCGGCCTACATGGCGTGTGTTAAGGTCATGGTTCCTAACGTCGGACAGGATTGGTACACAACGCCCGAACTAGAGCGCGGCAAGCCGAAGTCCGCCGTCATGTGGGACTTCGTTGACCCGGCCCGCCACCTGCAAAAGAAGCTGAAAACCGCGCAAGAGACGTGCGAAAAGCACAAACGGCTCTGGACTAAAGCCTGTGACACCACGGGCATTCGCGGCATCATTGAACTTTTCGGTAAGGTGCCGTCTGCCGTGCCGCTGTGGGTGAAGAGCAAGCTACCCAAGAAAGTACTTGAAGTTCTCACCCGGCCGCCACACCTTTTTTACGAGGATGAAGAGGAATGTCAAGCACCTACGCTGCCGGATGGCCCCGAAACAAGCCAGTCCGACCCTATCGCAATCTCTCCGACTTTGTTTCAAAATACCAATACCTCTCCAAGCGAGAGTGGCCCTGTCTCGCCTGCCGAGGCCGAGGATGGGACTACGACCCGGAAGACCCGGAAGACCCGGAAGACCCACCGTGCCCGGTCAAAGGGAACCGAGGTCGAAACACCATCCCCTGCGCCGCCTGCGGAGGCACCGGCGAAGGCACCGGCGAAGGGAGCCGGCCAGCACCTGCTGGATTCTACTGCGCCGCCTGCGGAGGCACCGGCGAAGGGACGAAAGCCGCGTGTGTCAAAGCCTACCGGGAAGCCATCCAAAGGTTCAAAGCGGAAGCCGACGACTACAAAAGGCTCGCGCAAGTCCGCAAAGAACTCCGCGAAGGGCTCTCGAAAGAGCAAATCCGCGCCATCAAAGAACTAGGAATTTAACGTGAACGCCGAGTCGCTTATCCAGCGGCTTACAATCAGAACAACCGATACAGAGTGAATTCCGAAAGATTCTATTTGACTTCTCCGAATCAGATGGTATACTTGAATAGTCTTTGAGATAGTGCCATTACGGTATTAGTCCTGAGACAACACCTTTGGAGAGTACTATGAAAACCGCCGACTATGAATCCTTAGCAGAGGCCGAGTTCTACATCTATGCCTACTTTGACGAGAAGGATGTGCCAATCTACATCAAAGCTGGCCGTGGCGACCAGGCTCATTCGCACATTCAAGGATGTCAGGCGGTATTCCGTGACAACAATTCGCCGGCTTTCTACCGGAAACTCCGCGACATGCTTTATAAGAATTTGAAGCCGACTGTCCGCATCATTGCCGAGAATCTGACACAAGTTGAAGCGTTTGAAGTGTGGGAAGATTTCTTCATCCAAGCCATCGGCCAACAAAGACTGGGCACCGGCCCGCTGCTGAACGAACACTTGAACGGCGACGGGGATGCTCAGGAACTTCACCCGCGCGTGGCACGGCCGCAACAACTCGCACACGCGCGCCCACATCGTACCCCGGCACGTTCCACCGTTCGACAGCAGCTTGAAATCGAATGGCAGACCGATTTGCAGACCGAATTGCTGGCAACGTAATCATCCGGCAGTCCAAACGCGCCAAGGTTGGCGATGCTGCCGGGTGGCGAGCGCCTTCTTGCGAGACTCGTCACCACCCGGCAGCAATTCGACTGTGACCACACACAATGCAAAAGACAGACCGTTTGAACCAACTGATCGCGGACATTCGCCGCGAGGCCCCGCACGTCGGCAAGAAGCCGTACAGCCACAACATTATCCGAACCGCTTTGAGTATCATCGCCGACGAGTTTGGCGTCGAGGAAGCCAATAAGGTCGTCCGAAAACTCAGGCTGCATCGGAGAGGATTCAACGAAGAGTAATTCAATGACGAGTAAAGCCAAGGCAACAAAACTGTCGGACCCGACGCCGTTCAGAACAGTGGCGGACGAGCGAATCTCAAAACGCACAAGCGAAAAGCAAACCCTACAAACCCTGCGTGAACAAGTACAAGCGGGTAAAAGTGACGCCAAGGTGAAGGCAGTGCTCGCCCAGATCAAGAGCAAGTTTGGGGACGCCGCCTTCGAGAAAGAACTTCGCGCCTACGCCGTGACCAAGGCCGGCGTCAAAGGTGCGCAAGACGTGAGGCTACCGCCCGGCGTCAGCCCGAATGTGGGAAGGAACAAGTAATGGGCAAGGCACGCGCAACACGACTCAACCGGCAAGTGCCCTTGAAGCTGGCGACAGACAGCCAAGCAAAGAAGGCCGCCGAACAGGCGACAAACAAGGCCCGAATGAAGGCGATGGGCAAGCCGGCAACCAAGGAAGAAAAGCTGAAACTGGCTGTCGCCCAGATTCATGCCCGAGACTCGGAAGCCTTCAAGCAGCACGCCGAGACCAGGAACGACATGCCGGCTCGCGGCATCGACAAAGTTGGTTTCATACCCAACGACCCCTCAATGGCAAAGGTAAAGTAATGGGGAAGAAACCAACACCGGCGAGAGCCAAGAAGCTCGATACGAGCGTACCGATGCGGGGCAGAAGCGTCGGTATCGAACCGCCAAAGACTGGCCGCCCGCTGCCAGCAACACCCAAGGCAGGGCCGGCGAAAGCCACTAGCAAGGATGCCGCGCTGCAAAAGATTCGTCAGAAGTACGGCGAAGACGAGTACCACAGGGCGCTGGACGAATACCAGAAAACCTTCCGTGGTGAGCAGCGAACCAACAGCGAGATTCGCAACAAGGATAACAGCCATGCGAAGTAAACCGCAACCAGCGCGAGCCAAGAAGCTCGATATGACACGACCGCTGCATACTGTGCCGGCCCAAGCCGACAGGTCTGTGCCCAAGGCAGACAAGCGGACAGTCCGCAACAAGACCGAACTCGCTGCCTTGCGTGAGCAAGTGAAGCAGGCGGCGGCCACAGAGGGCGGCCGTCAGAGTCAAGCCGCCAAGCTGGCTCTGGGCCAGATCGAGGCCAAGTTCGGTGACGCCGAGTACCGCAAAGCCATGCGTGAGAACAACTTGACGTACAAAGGGCATCAAGACATGCCCATCAACGTCCTGCCTGGAAAGGGGCCGGTCCAATGAGCAAGCCGTCGAGCAAGAAGCCACAACCCGCCAGAGCCAAGAGACTCGACAGAGAAATGCCGCTGCGGGCTACGCGAATGGGCGTCGGCCAGCAAGAGTCGCGGCCGACTATTACCAAAGAGGTAAAGCCACCGGCCCAACTCACGGCGTTGCGTGAGAAAATCCGGGCTGAAAACAGCGGTAAGAATGACAACGCCCGTGCCCGAACAGCGAACGTCCAAAGCACCTTGGAGCAGATTCGAGTCAAGTTCGGTGACGAGGAATACCGCGCGGCCGTGCAGGATTTCAAGACAGACTTCCGCGAGTTTGACAAGATCAACTTGCTCAGAAATAAGGGGCCTGGGGTGCAACCCAAAGACCACTTGCAAACCCCTCCCTGACAACAAGGCCGACAAATGGGCGACAAGATTGCCGACATGCTTGCATCTTTGCAGCAGTATACCGCCAGCATCAAGCTAGGATGCAACCATGCTGCCCGTATAATCATACTATCACACCGGTTTACAGTCCTGAACGACATCTTCAAGGAAATGAATAGCGCGTTGCTCGTCGAACACGAGTCCGTGAAAGAAATCCTTGACGCCGGCACCGACCCGCAGCCACCAGCATACGTGGCTTTCATGGCCCATTACGAGGAATTCAAGGTGATCCACAAGCTGATGCAGGATACGGCCAAGGAAATACAGGAAGAGAAGGGCTTCGTCGATTGGCACATGGACAATGGAATCATGCCGGATTACAACGAGGTCGTGAAGCACTTGAAAGATGTCATAGGGGAGCAAGGAAACACGAATGTTAATTGAAATTATCACAGTCGAGCAATTCAAGGTGTTGCTGGACTACGACATTGCCGAGAAAATAGCCAATGACCGGCTAGCCCGCTTAGAGACGCTCAACAACAGAGTCAGCATGTTGGCCGTGTTATACACGGAGCTGTGCCGCAGGCTGTATGTCGAGTGTGAGGATGCCAGGGAGATTGTCGAAGCGACAGAGAACCCGCAGGCAACAGCCTACGTTGAGTACGTGTCCCATTACGACGCTTCCAATGTGGTCTACGATCTGATGCAGGAAGCAACGAAAGAAGCCAATACGGAAGCAAGCTATCTCGCCTGGTTCAAAACAATGACGTTTGACCCCGCATACAAGGCGGCGATAGAATTGATTAAAGGTAAGAGGGACGAAGGGACGAAGGGTGAAACAGTGCAAGATATAACGCTAAACGAAGATATAACGGACGCAGCCGAAGATATAACGGACGCAGCCGAAGAAGCCTTAATTGAGGAAGTTAAAGGTCTTGACGCCGATGACTTGCTCGATGCTTGCGAGCATGTCCTTGGATTAAATCATCCAGCGACAAAGGCACTGCGTTTTGAAGTTGAGCGCATCAATGGTGAACATGAAACACCGGGGAGTCTCTAATGTGGTTGAATCTATCAACAACCTTTCCCTCTGCTCCGGTGGTGGCGGGCTCGACATCGGACTTGAACTCGCTCTCGGAGCGGTTCGCACGGTCTGTTGGGTGGAGTGGGAAGCCTTTGCCATCGAGTACATTGCGAAAGCGATGGAAAACGGCGGCTTGGATAAAGCACCTATTTGGACTGACGTGCGCACTTTCGACGGACGACCCTGGTGTGGCGTCGTGGATAGCATCACTGCGGGCTACCCGTGTCAACCGTTCAGCTATGCGGGTGACAGACATGGACAGGATGATCCTCGTCACCTGTGGCCACACGTCGCTCGAATCGTTGGCGAAATTAAACCCACACTCGTCTTTCTCGAAAACGTGTCAGGACACCTTACCCTTGGGTACGATCAAGTCGCTGCCGATCTTGACAAACTGGATTACACAGTTGCGACAGGACTCTTCACAACGTCAGAAGTTGGCGGAAGCCAAAAACGAGAGCGGCTTTTCACTGTGGCCTGCGCCGGCCGCGACCATGACAACAGGCGAAGACAAGGATGCGAGCTGGGTTCCCGGTCAGAAGCCGACACGGTGGGGGAAAGTAGTACAAACAGCGTTGACCACCTGTGCCAAGATTTGGATGCGGGACTACCTCTCTTCCCTCCGCGACCGGACGACTATGAAACCTGGACCGCCCTGCTCAAAGACACCCAAAACCAAAGGCTCGCCCCTGCGCTTGAACCCGACCTTCACTGGCTGGCTGATGGGATGGCCGAACTTCGGTTGCACGGCAACGGAGTGGTCCCGCTACAAGCAGCGTATGCGTTCTGCTCTCTGTGGTCTGTTTTGCGAAACGAAGTAGCCACATGAACATCTTCTACAAACATCCGAGAAGCGGTATGGTTGTTTGGCCCGCTGACTGGACCGACCGCCACTTCAACTGTAATGAACCCTGTGACGTGCTCATCGGTGCGTGCTCTTGTGGAGCATGGCACAATGAAAACGAAGAATGGGTGCGCCAGATTTTACTCGACCACAACGCAATCATCCTAGAAAGACCTGACATGCCTCTCTATTGTCCGAATTGCCGCTCGCAACTCGACCCCACGAATGCCGTTAAGCAGCATATTAGCTGCGCCATGTGCTTCTGGATGGGTATGCTCAAGGACTGCCTCAAGGAGCTGCCGTCGCGCATCGGGATGCCGTATGTATCTATTGATTTAGAGACAACCGGCCTGAACCCTGATTATTGCCAGCTTCTTGAGATCGGTGCGGTATACGACGACGGCAGATTCATTGACGAATTACCGGTCTTCCATAAGTACGTCTACAGTCCTGACGGCCGCTATACTGGCGAACCATTCGCCCTGCAAATGAATGCAAAAATCTTAAAGCGGCTGTCGAGCATTTCCGAGGCCGATAAACAGAACAAGGTGTGCGTGCGGCCGGATGAAGTGGCCGAGTGTTTCCGTCAATGGTTAATTGAAGCCTGTGGGTGGGACGGTAAAACCTGTATCACCCCGGCCGGCAAGAACTTTGCCAGCTTCGACAAGCAGTTTCTCTACCGACTCCCCGGCTGGACCGAGAAAGTGAAGCTGAACCATAGGACGCTGGACCCGGCCATGCTCTGGTGGAACCCGTTGACGGACGACAGGCTGCCAGGCAGTCAAGAGTGCATGGACCGCGCCGGGCTCAAGGGCACCGTTGCCCACACCGCCGTCGAAGATGCGGAAGTTGTAGTCAGGCTTATCCGGTTGGCAGTCAGGCAGGGGCGAGTCAAGTGGAGCGATTAACCCTTTCACACCCTGCCACCTCGCAAGATGCCTGGGTCATTGAGACTCTTGGACGTAGGCGCGGTGGTTTCTTCGTAGAGATCGGTGGCTACGACGGCGTTACGCACAGTAACACACTGGCTCTGGAACGCAGTTTTGATTGGGATGGCTTGCTGGTGGAAGCCAACCCGGACCACTACAAGAAGATGGTGGAGTACCGGCCAGCGTGCCAGCATGACAACCGGGCCGTGAGTGTCAGCACCGGCAGTGATGTCAGATTCACTAAAGCCGGTCAGTGGAGCGGTCTGACCGACTTTCTGCCCGAGGCTTGGCAGCAAGAGTACGACGACCGAAACGCGCCGACCTTCTGGGTGAAGACGGTCAAACTGCTTGACTTGTTCCGAGAGCACAACGTACCGAGAGTCATTGACTACTTCTCGCTCGACATTGAAGGCGGGGAATTACCTGTGTTGCGGGAGTTTTTCCGATTCGGCCACACCCTGTTTCGTTTTCGCTGCATGACCGTCGAATACCAGATGGACGGCGGCAACCTCATGCGCTTGGAACGCTTACTTGGACCCCACGGCTACACGCTTGAAAAGGTGCAAGCGTGGGACGCCTTCTTCGTCAACCGAGACCTTTTGGAGACCCAATGATAGTCGAATCCCTGCTTTTCCTTATTGTTGTGCTGCTGGGCCTGTTGCTCTACAAGGCCGGTATTGTGGAGGCCCCTTCCGAGGGGCGTGAGACACTAAACCGGCTGGACTACGACCGAGAGGCCGTGAAGCTGGCCGCCGAAGAGGCCGCTGCCAAAGAAGCCGAGCAGGCCCGTTTGAAGCACGACCTTGAGTGTGCTTCCCACGAATCGCCGGCCGCCAAGAAGGCCCGCACCGCGCGAAAACCGAAAAATTCGTAAGAGCGCGCACAACTCGCGCCCGTTTTACGACTCTCTATGTGAACACCGTTTACATTCCATTCGTTTGAACCCGGAGAAAGTACCATGTCCGAAAGCATCATGCAGAAGGTCAAAGACGCCGCCAAGTCGGGCTTGACCGCCGTTGAAACCGCCCTGGGCTTCGCCAAGGCCGAAGGCCAGAAGGTTGCCGCCGCCGCCACGACGGTCGTGACGACCGACGCCCCCGCCGTACAGGCCGCCATCAAGGCCGGTGAGACCGCTGCCGTCGCCGTCGCGCAGAGCGCCACGGCCGCCGTTCAGCAAGTCGCCGCCACCGGTGCCCCGGCACCCGCCGCAAGCTGATCGTATCCCGAAGTCGGTTTTCCCGGCTTGACTTCTGCGGAATAGCCGGTATACTTCAATACGGCTTCGTAGTTGAGACGAAGATGTCGGGGACAGACAAAAAGTGTGTCAACATAACACCGTCCTTTTTGTCTGTCCCTGTGGGGAACAACTAAGTGGGGGCCAAGGATTTTCACTTGACTTCTACGAAAAAGGTGGTATGATTGAGATATGAAGACTGTCACCTTAACCGAAGCCGAAGCCAGACGTGTTTACGAGCTTCTCGGCGGCTCGTGTCCGTTGGACCCGCTTGAGCAACGTATGGCCGACAAAATAGCCAGAGTGTTACTGTGCGTAACGCCGTACCCAAAGCGGCCGGCAGCGCGTCGGGCATATCCAGGCGACCCGATACGTGGCGACCCGATACGTGGCAACCTCACCGACAAAGTAACGGAGTCATTACATGGCATCAACTGACATCGACGGCTCGACCATCGTGATACTGTCCGAGGCGGAAGCCGTGCGGGTGTACGAACACTTATGCAACATTTCCGCCAACTGGACGTTCGACAAACTGGACCACCAGATTGCCGACAAACTCTCCCGCGACCTTAACCTTCCACCACTTGGCCAGGATTGAATCATGCAGATCGTAAGATTGTCCGAACGCAACCTATTGTCCCTTCTTCACAAGATGGTCATGCCGGGCAGCGCCCGCGAGATCATCAAGTGGAGCGAAGATCAGCCGGGCGTGCCGTCCGAGCAAGTCGCCATCCGTGTCGCCACCGACGACGAAGTGTACGGCGCTCGCCGGCCCGGCGAAATGCACCCTGAGACGGAAAGTTTCATTGCCTACCTGCGTGTGCAAGTCGCCAGAATCACCGCCGAAATGTACCCGAGTGAGCAGCAATGAGTTGGGACCAGTGGTTCAATCTTGGTTTCAGCATCTTCCTGATCGCCGTGTTCCTGTACGGCGATTACTTGAACCGGCGTTGGTATAAGAAGCATCCCTAACCCACAGGCAACAGTAATCATGGATACGTATTTTCGTGCTTCCAGCGTTCAACCCGAGCTTCTTCCTCTTGACAAAGAGTATGGCGACTTGTTGGAGGGTATTGACGACAATGCTGCAAGCACCGGCGTCGATGCAGACTACGCGAGGCATCCTTACAGACCTGATGGCACACAGTGGTCCGAAACCGTCGCAAAATACCTTGGTTTCACGATAATGGAATCATTGGCCACCTGTTTCGACGGCTCTGGCTGTGTCATTCTTAGTCGGTGTGAAAAGTCCATCTTCGTTCCTGAGACACACCCGGCAAGACGTTTCAAGTTCCTGTCGGTTCTATCTATCAGCTACGAGGAAGACATTATCGTAGCAATACGCGACGAGGCCGCTCTGCTTCAATACTATCGGCTGATAGAGTCGTTCCTTCGTCTCACGACGGACAATAGTTTCCAAGACACCACCCGAGGTCCGAGCAAAGGTGGCTGGGACCAGGGCAGGAATTGGAAAGCTATTGCCGATAGCCGCAAAGCCTACTTTGACGCCCACCCAGATCAGAAGTAACCAAAGGAAGTAACCATGAGACCTTTCCTTGAGACTTTCGGCTACGGTGCCATAATCATCCTTCTGCTACTCGGTATGCAAGGTGGCGGGCAGACTGTGGGTCAATTCATCGTGTCGATGGGTTGCCTCTTCCTATTTGGGGCTGTAGCCCGGTTCCTGGTTGAACTCGGCAAGGACTTCTACCGTTTGTTGAAGGGGTAACATGCGTCGGTTTCAAGAGGTTTGTGTCTGGACGATGTTCACCATCGGCCTCGCACTGTTGTCAATTCGCCTTTGGCCGGTCGTCCTGGTAGGGCTTCTGGCCTACGGCATTGTTAGCTGCAAACTGTGGAGAAAGTGATGGACGCCGCCTACTACATTCATCACTTTCTCGTCGGCTTCCTCTCCCTTGTCGTCGTAACCGAGAAGATTTGTTACGCCGTCGAAACCTACATTAAGGACAACTATCCATGAGTGACACTGTGAACGAACTCTTCAACATCGCGCCGATGGACTTTGAGCCGGGCCTAATGGAAATCACTGTACCGGGCCGCGAGCCTTTCATAAGGAAAATTCTTGGCGGTGGCGGTGACGGCGTGTTTCCCATGCGATACGCGCAGCACTTGATCGCCCTCGAATTCGGCGTCAAGGACGAGGAAGTGGGATTCAATCTGCCAGTATACGACAACGAGGAAGATGCCGCAATTTGCAGCTTTATTCAAGACGTAGTGTACGGCGTCTGGCAGTTTGGCAACCCCGGCGACTGGTGCCGGGCCGACATCGACGACCCACCGGCCGACTACAATCTGATCGACACGCCGCCCGTTTTGGTGTGGTCCACTGTGGAGGCCGCACAGGGCTTCATTGATGCCGCCGAAGCGTGGGCACCCCGCGAGATTCGTCCTTACACGAAGTCGTAATCATGGGCTGGTGCGGTGGTGGAGAACTTGCCGCAAAACGCAAGAGGAAATAACTATGATAAATGAAGTGCCTGACGCGCTGTTTCCAACAGATGGAAATGAGTGGGATATTCCTTCACTTTATCTGCCATTGCAGGCGGATTTTGTCGATTTGCCTGTGCGTGGCTGGGGTTCCATCAAACGGAAAACCACCATGCGCGGGACTTGGCACTTCTACGTGGACGATTATAAGTTCTCGGCCATTTGGAAAACACCTGATGTGATTATTAAGACAGCAGCCGTGTCAGTCGTGGAAGTCAACTTTACCACGGAAGACCTGATGCCAAGGGCGGTCGGCCTCTACCGCACGATGCAAAAGCGATGGCTGGCCCGGTACTGGCAGAGTCAAGGACTGCGTGTGTTCGTAGACCTTAACGTCGCCAAAAAGTTCGACGAAATCAACCTGTTGGGCGTGCCGAAGGGCTGGAAGTCATTTGCCACCAGCGGGGCTGACTACGCTATCGACCGACTGGAAACTCAGTGGGCGATAGCAAATAACGTCGCCAACGGTAATGGTCCGATCATTTTCCTCGTCTACGGCGGCGGCTTGAAAGTCGCCAAGATATGCGCCGAGCGCGGCTGGGTATTCATACCCGACGCTCGCAATGCAGCAAGGGAGGCACCTGATGCCTAAAGAGGGCGGCGGTGGCCGTAGTTCGGGCGGCGGTGGCCGCAAGGGCCGTGACCGATTCAGTGGCGGTGGTGGCGGCCCAATGTCGCCACAGGATGCCGAGAAGCTGATGCAGCAGCTTGGCGTTCATGCGGTCAACCTTGCTATGATGAAAGCAGACGGTACGCTGGGTGAGGTTGGTGCGATGATGCCCCCTGGCACAAAGCTGCTGGGGCAAGGGGCCGAGGCCGTGGCCTTTCGTCTGCCGGACGGCACGGTTTTACGAGTGCAGAACATGGTGCCAGTGGCCAGGCCCAACATCGGCGTAATGACGCAGCCGATGTCAGTGACAAAGATCGGTAACACGACAGTCGAGCGTCTGCCATACGTACAACCGGCGAGCAGCATGTCAAATGCGATGCAGGCAGAGGGTAAGAGTTACCTTGAATCACACATGCCTGCTAGCTACTACGGCGAGGATTTGCACGCCGGTAACTACGGTAAAACAAGCGGCGGACAGTGGCAAGCCTTCGATCCGGGTGCTATCCAGCCCAAGGTTCCTGGCTTTACTTATTGGCAAACACAATGAATAACCGAGACGAGCAGCGCAAAGAACTTGAGAAGCTAGGTGTTAGTAATTTTCCGAGAGATCGTTCAAATCGGCGTCGAACTTCTCTGCCGTGAAGGTGCGCCGCCGCGCGAATATAGGAGAACAGTCACTAACATGCGCGACGGTAAACCCGCATGAAACTATTTTTCATCAAGCGAACGGATACGGGTCAATATCTTGAGTGGCAACGCATCGTGCCGCGATGGACCACGCGCGAAAACGCCACCATCCATCGCAGTCACGCTTTTGCCGCCGACACGGCCGACACAATCTCGTCAAACGACAACATTCCTGTCAAGGTTGAAACCTACGACCTTGACGCCGGGCAGGAAGCCTTACAGATTCTCGCAACTCTGGAGAACATTCAACACCTTGGCGATTACGTCTACGACATACGAGAGCGGGAGGGGCTAGGCTGGGACGGCCCGAAGGTCGCGGCCTGGGGTGGTGCGAGTGCGCGAGCCGAACAACTGGTAAGACCGTTGATAGCCAAGACGATGCTTGCGGAGGCAGACGATGAAACACTACTTGATTCGTGACAATTACGTCGGCCTGTGCCTACAGGTCAACGGCTGGGGCAAAGACGCCCTGATATTTTCCGACCACGGTGCCGCCGTCCAAGCGTTGGCCGACGCCCGAGATTCTGACTACTATCGTCGGCAACACGCCGACGCTATCCAACTTGTACCACTGCCGGAGAAAGAAAATGTGCGACAACGTACCTTCCACCCCCGAAACATCGGACTCCCCCGACGCCCCACCGGCCACACCTAAGCAGCCGGTCTTGCAAAAGCTGATCGCCTACGGCACCGGTGCGCTGGCCCTGGCCCTGGTCGCCGCCTCAACCGGGTCGGCAATCACTTACGCCATCATGCACGGTCAAGACACCTTATCTCAGCTTGGCATGTCCGTGCTGAATGGCATAGGAATTGCTGTTGGCGGCTGTTTGGGAAGTGCTTTGGTGCTTCGCTTCAAGGCGGCCCGGCGTTTCGTGAATGGCGTCGTCCGCGACGTTCACGACCACCATTTCAAATAATTTTCTGACCGCGCGCACAACCAACTTCCGTTTTACGACTCTCTATGTGGAGGAAAGTTGCGAAATGAGAGAGACCGAACTACTGAATGCCCTGGCACTTAGCAAGCCCGGCATCGAGATTCGCATGTGCAAAGGGCACAAAGTCTCGGTGCGGATGCGCGGCGAGCCCTTAGTGTGCGGCATCGGCACGACGCTTATGGAAGCCGCCATTGACTGTGCCCACTGGGTTTTCGACGTGTGTGCTGACCGCCCCGAGTTGGAAGAAAAGATTCCCGAAGTCCTGGCCGCTTTGTGTGCCTATGACGAACATTCACAGGGTTTACAACTATGAACGCCACCGACCGGTTGTTGGCACTTTTGGCTTTTGGCGTGCTGATGGGCTTTGCGCTTTGCACGGCCACCGCCATGCTCATTGCACTGTTCACCCGATAACCCATACGACACGAACTATGAATGACAGCATTGGCGACCGATTCAAGAACAATTATGAGGCCCCCGCGCGTCACCTACTGACCCGCAGGACGCCCGTAATCGTGCGCATTGACGGTCGTGCCTTCCACACCTTCACCCGCGACTTCCTCAAGCCGTTCGACCGTGAGTTAATCAACATGATGGTGTTGTCGGCCATGCACGTCTTTGGCGAAATGCAGGGCTGCAAGATAGCTTACGTCCAGTCGGACGAGGCCAGCTTCGTGTTGACCGACTACGACACTTTCGACACGCAGCCTTGGTTCGGCTACGTCAAAAGCAAGGTGGAAAGTGTCGCGGCGTCCTGCATGACGGCTGCGTTCGCACGTTGCCAGCATCTTGCGGGTGGGCGGTACGCCGACTCACTGGCGACATTTGACGCCCGTGCCTTCAACATCCCCAGGAATGAGGTAGTAAACTACTTCGTGTGGCGGGCGAAGGACTGGGCGCGCAACAGCTTGTCGATGTACTGCCAGTCGATCTTCTCTCACCGCGAGTTGCAGGGCAGGAACTCCAAGGCCATGCACGAAATGCTGTTTGCGAAAGGCCGTAACTGGACACGCGACCTTTGCAACGCCGAGAAGAATGGGACGTTCTTGATTGCCCCGAAAGAGGCCGTGGCCGCGAATTCCGACATCGAACCAAGATACGGCGACATTGATGCCGTATGGGAAGCCGTTCGACCAAAAGAGGCCGTCACTACCGCAATCGAAATCGTAAGCGAATAACTATGCCACCGCCCTCCAACATCTGCCCACCACCGCCGCCTGGGACCATACAGCAAGCGGTGGCAGGGCCGCCGCCGAAGCCGCTGCCGCTAGATACGTCTGTGCCGCCCCCGGCTGCCCCGTCAGATTCGGGGCTATCGCCGGAGTTGGCAGCAGCCCTGGCTGCGGCGTCAGAAGCGGCAGAAGTGTTGGCACCGCCACCACGGCCGCCTGTGTTGCCTCCGGCCATGCCTGTGCCGGCCACGACCGACATTGAGCCGCCGCCCGTCACGCTTGACGAAATAGTATTCGACTGGGTTGCGGTCAACCGTAAACCGGAAGATGTTTTCAGCCGTGAGGCCCTTGTCGCCTGGGCACATGGTAGCGGCTTTTGCACCAAGGAAGAAGTAGTCAAGGCGATTGTGGAAAACCTTATACCAAAGAAGCTATGAGCACCAGACAACAACGCAACGATTTCATCAGTTACGTCATTGCCGACGACCTGTTGGATACCGCAATCGAGTGGATTAGCCAAAACATGGCACCGGAGGAAATGTTCGACGAGAGCACCCTTACTTCCTGGGCGCACGAGAACGACATGCGCACACGAGACGAGACCGCCGGCCGGTTTGGGCCGGAAGACGTTTTCGAGCAGCACGTCCTGCGCGATTGGGCAGAGGCTAACGGCTACGTGGAGGAACAATGAGCGACCCGACAAACGACACGCCCCAGATCATTGCCCCGGCCGCCCCTCAGATCGTGGTGCCTCAGATCGTAGTGCCTGAATTCGGCATCCGCGAGTTGATCGACCGCTTCATAGGTGAGACGTTGCAACTCGGCGGTAAGCCGAACGCCACGGCCGCCAACACGCCCCGCAACCCGAAATTCGAGGCAGCCGCCAGGCTGTACTTGAAGGGCAAGAAGTGCATGATTTGCGGCGGTACGTTGAAGTTAATGGCCCACCACAAATACCCCTTTCACCTATTTCCCGAGTTGGAAATGGACGAGACCCACTGGCGGCCGCTGTGCGAGGGCGACCACCGGTTGAATTGCCACTTGTTGGTTGGACACGGCGGTAATTTTGAAGGCTTCAATCCGCTTGTGGACGAGTTCGCGGGCCTGATTCAATTCCTGCTGCGAACCAACAGCGTCTTGCTGTCGGCAATCCGCCAAGAGATCAAGGCCAACGTCGGGCCGCAACCGGCCGCCGCGACATGAAAGACCTACAGACTGGACAGTCGGGCCGAATCAGTGACATACGCGGTAGGGCCGACTACGTTCATCGTTTAGAAGAGTTCGGACTGCAAGCGGGCACACGAATTGAAATGTTCCAATCAGGGAACCCTTGTATCATTCGCACGGCCGGCTGCAAAATCTGTCTTCGTGCTGACGAGCTAATGATAACCGTGGAGTGATTATGGCCGGAGTAAGTGACGAACCTGATGCCCGAAACCGACACCGCAAGAAGGCGTCGAAACACAAGAAGTACGGCATACAGGAATGGTCAAAATGGTTCAAGAAGTGGGCCTTTAGTCACTGGTATGAGACAGAAAAGGCCCGAGACCAAGCATTCGTCGTCTTGGAGAAGGCGAATGAGCGTTTGAAAGCATACGACAAGGACAGTCCTATTAGAAAGGTAGACAGGTGAAAAACCCCGGCGACCAAGTTATACCGAAGTCAATGATACGCACGTTCCAAAGCGACTTTCGCATTCTGGACGAGTGGACCATTGAGTATGAGGAAGACGGCGAGGCGTTGGTCGGTCGGTTTTGCACCAACGGGCAGTGTTGCCATAATGTGTCCGATAAGTTAGCATCCATCTACCCTTGTCCGGCCGACGTACCGATACATAAGTACGTCCGGCACGAAATGATACACATTGCCCTGGCCGCGTTGTTCGGCCCGGACGAGCCTTACGGCGTCCGACGCCGGTTGGAGGAAGAGTTCGTCCAAGACGTTTGCGCCTTGACCCAAAGCAATGGAGAAACCATGAGTCCCGAGCGATTCCCCGAAATGACCGCCACACTGGCCGAAGACCGGCCCGAATACCTCCCACTCCCCGTCTGCGTTTACGGTGAGCGGACAACAATTTCCTGTTGGCGTTTGAGTTTGTGGGAAAGGCTCAAGCTGCTGTTCACCGGCCGCTTGTGGCTGCTGGTCCTGAACTTCCGGCAGCCGTTACAGCACAACTTGAACGCAACAAACGCAACATAGTCAAATGACCAAGCCAATACCTAGAACAACCCCGCAATCGGCTTTTGCCACTATCCAGGGCGACTTGTCGCCATATTGGAATGACAAGTGCCGCGCGTTGCAATCGCGCCTCTGGTGCCCAACCGAGAATGATTGCAAAGTGTTGTTCGATTCTTCGGAGTTCATTGAGCGTGTTGCCTCACCGTCTGCCGGAGATTTGTGCCCGTCGTTTGTACTTCCCGCTCTATCTGGCGAGCGACCCAAGGAAAAGGAAGTTAGCCGTAAGATAAGGCTCTATCCGAAGAACTTGGAGAAGTGGGAGGAATGTTTGTGGGCGGCTCGTCGGGCCTACAACCTCGCTATTGAGGCTTTCAAGGAATGGAAGAAGGATGTGCCGAGCGAGGCAGATAACCAATCCGCCTTTCGCCGCTCAATCCGTGAAAAGGTAGCGGCTGAATTTCCCGGTGTGCCGCGCGTAATGCTTGACGAAGCGGTCAACAGCGCTTACCTCACACGGCAAGCCATCATTAAGAAAAGATCGCAAGGTGAGCAATGCGACTTTTCCTTCCGTTGCCGGAAGGACACGAAGCAATCGTTTGTAGTTGAGAGGCTTGCGAACGGTGGGCCGTTTCCAACCTTTCTGAAATGCCATCTTACCGAGGCGATTCCGAGCGAATCTGCCGGGAAAATGGCGGTTGTTGTGCGAGAGCATGGTAGATGGTTTCTGACGTGTAAGGTCAAGGTGCCGGTTGCTGCCGAGAGCCAAGGTAGGAAAACCGTCGCTTGCGACCCCGGCGTAAGAACTTTTCTCGCTACCTACTCTCTTAGTGATTGTGCGTTTATCGGCCACGGCTTTGCCGCCAAGATACGACCAATGCTCTTGCAGCTTGATAAGTTGCTTGGGCGGCGGAAGTGCTTGAGCAACATCAAGGAATGGAAGCAATGTCACCGGGATAGGAACCGTAACTTGCAAAAGCGAATCGACTCGATCTTTTGCAAGGTGCAAGACTTGATGGACGATCTGCACCGGCGTGCGGCCGATTTTCTCACAAAGAACTTCGACGTGATTTTGCTTCCGACATTTGAGACTTCCGAAATGGTTTCCAAGAGCGCACGCAAAATTGGTAGCCGCTCCGTCCGGTCGATGCTATCCCTTGGTCACTATCGCTTCAAGCAATTCCTGATTTGGTCGGCCTACAAGCGTGGCAAGATCATAGTGGATTGCAGCGAAGCGTGGACCACATGCACCGACTCCCGAAGCGGTGTGATTATTGATGTTGGTTCAAGGGAATGGATCAACGGACTTCACAGGGATGTAAACGGCTCGCGGGGTATTTTCCTCCGAGCGATGGCGGCTTGAGCCCGAAACATCCCCAGCAAACGCTACAAAATGTTGCGTTTGTTGCGTTTCAAATCAAGAGAGTATTCGCAACTTGGAGCCGGACAAGTGCGTCAAGTTGGAGTGGTTCAAGTGGGACAAGCTGCCCGAACCTTTGATGCCCGGCATCGTGCATCTGGTCGCCTGCGGGTACAACCCATTCATACCTGACATTCGAGGTTGCCATGACTGACATACAAGCGGAGTCCGCCAAGCGTGTAATTCCGCTTGCGCCCGATACCGCATGAACCCCGACAGCTATTGAGTTAAAATGAGCAAAACCAAACAAAAGGACCGCAAAATGTTCCAAAATAGAATCCCCGGCAACAAGCCCCGCGCCTCATACGCTAATCGCACCCGGCGAGAGAAAGTCATAGGTGCTTTGGTACTCGGCGGTGCGATCTTCATGGCTGGCTTCGTGGCTGGCTACGACTGTAAGAACACCCCGACAGCCCCGGCTACCCCAACCGACCCAGCAGGCCCGACCACGACACCGGCTACCCCGCCGTCTGCCATCGTGCCGGCCACAAGCCGCCCCGGCGTCCCGTCGATTCAGCTTGCCCCGATGCCCAAACTGGCTGCCGATCTGGCACCCCTCCCGAAAGTAGCAGTCGCACAGGCCCGGGACGACATGGCCCCGGCACCCAAGGTAGCCGCCCCGGCACCTAAGACGGTCGAGAAGACGGTCGAGAAGACGGTCGAGAAGACGGTCGAGAAGACGGTCGAGAAGACGCCTGCCAAGGCCGCCAAGCCCAAGAGCACGGCCGCCCCTGCCGCTTTGGGCGGAAAGAGTTGATTTCCGCTCGACTTCTGCGAATTGCCGTGTATAATTGAATAGGATTTAACCACAGGAAACATGATGCTTCAACTGCAAGATGAAGAACTCTTTTTGCTCTACAAGACGACTCGTAACAACGAATACTTCACCACCGTCTACAATCGCCAGGTGGGTCGGGTTCGTCACTACCTGATGCGTCTCATGCCGGCATCTGGCGGCTGCATCCATAGCAGTTACATCGACGACCTAATCCAGCTAGTCTTCACCGACCTGGTCGGACACGACAGCTTCAAGAAGAGCACGCTGCTTAACTACCTTCTTGAGCGAGCCAAGTGGCATTGCCTGGACCTGCGCCGACACCTGACCGCCAAGAAGCGGGCCACATCTATGCCGGAAGTTGAAATCAGCGAGACCGACAGCATTACCACCATCACACCGTTAGACGACCTGTGCGAGAAAGAGTCGCGCGAGGTTCTCCGAGACATGGTCGAGCGTTTGCCCGAAATTGAGCGAAATATCATACAACTTCTGCTGAACGGCCACAGTAAGAGCAAAATCGCCAAGGTTTTGAGCATTAGCCCTCGTAAATTCCTCACCCGTTACAACTTCGCCCTTCGGTTGTTGAAAATCATGGCCCACAGCAGAGAGCTAACCGTCGCATGAAGTTCTTCGGCTGGAATCCCGAATGGCTTGAAGGTCGAATTGTCAACCGCCGACTGACGGATGCCTATGACATTTCGATCTGCCGACCCTCAAAATGGGGTAATCCATTCGAGGTTGAAGTATACGGCCGAGAGCGGGCTATCGCCCTTTTTGCGATACATCTACGACGCCGCCCCGATCTTATCGCATCTTTGCCCGAGCTATCGGGCAAAATTCTAGGCTGCTGTTGTTATCCGCTACACTGCCACGGTGCTATTTTGCTCCAATTTCTATGGGAATACCACGGCTTGCTATGAATCTTAAATCAATCGGCTTCTACACGCTCAGCGACGAGCGCTGTCTTAACGTCAGTGCGTTGTCGCCTATGCAGCGGTGCGAAATGATCCTGACGGACAAATGCAACTTCAAGTGTCCGTACTGCCGGGGCCTGCGCAACGATTGCAAGGGCGACTTGCCGATTGAAGACGCGATGGCGACCCTCAAGCTGTGGTGCGACGACGGCTTGAAGAACGTGCGGTTCTCTGGCGGCGAACCCCTCACATACCCGCATCTGGACGCCTTGGTGAAGTACGCCAAGTTCCGTGGTGTCGAACACATAGCGATCTCTTCCAACGGCTCGTTCCCGTTCGGCCGCTACTACGAATTGATTACCGAGGGCGTCAACGACTTCTCAATCAGCCTGGACGCTTGCTGTAGTTCATACGGCGACAAGATGGCGGGCGTCAGCGGGCAGTTTGAACGGGTGACGTACAACATCGTCGAGTTGTCAAAGCTAGTTTACACGACGGTCGGCGTGGTACTCACAGCCGAGACCGTTTCCACGACTCGCAGAGTCGTGGAGTTTGCACACGGCCTGGGCGTGACCGACATACGAATCATCCCGTGCGCCCAAGAGGGGAACGGCAACGCTGAACTTGTTCGACAGGTTGGACTAATTTCGCAAAAAATCTTGGACGCCCACCCTATATTAAAATATCGGGTACAGAACATCCTTAATGGTGTGCTAATTCGCGGCTTACAAGCGTCCGATACGCACACCTGTTACCTGGCCCTGGACGACAGCGTAGTCAGCGGCGGGTATCACTATCCCTGTGTTATTTACCTGCGTGAGAAGGGCGAGCCAATCGGCAAAGTCGGCCCGAACATGAGAGGCCAGCGAGTAGCGTGGATGGCCCAGCACGACACCCACAAAGACCCGATCTGCTCTAAGCAATGTCTCGATGTCTGCTGCGCGCATAATAATCGTTGCGCCTTTTATCAAGAGAGGAAGCACTGGTTTGTCACGCAGACTGCATCTACCGATGCCGAAAATGTCAGCACGCGACATTGATCGTTTCAAATCAAGAGCAAGAAGTCTATAGCCAACGGATAAACTCAATGCCTAATATACTTAAAAGTTGGACCGAGAAGCTGGGCCTACGGCACCAGGGCGTGCTCATGTCGGTCATTCGCGGGTGCGACAACGTGCCCAAGGAAGACCCTTGCAAATCATTGGCCCGCTGCATCCGGTACGTGTTGCTTAACTCGTTCAGCGAGAAACCATCGTCCTTCATCGAGAACGTGGACGACCGAGAATTGGAGCGGCGCATGAGGGAAGTCCTACGCAGCCACGACCAGTACCCTGTCCATTACATCATGCACGTTTTGCACGCCACAGAAATCATCGGGTATAAGCACCCAGACGACCGAGTGGCCGACCGCTGGCGATGGTTCTACTCGAATCTAGCCAGATGTTTCCACCTTAACCCCGAAACCGAAGAGCAACTGGACGCGCGGCTTGGCGCTTGCGAAGACCAGTTTGCTCGAAACGCGGAGATTGTTGCATCGTGATTCAGAAGCAAAAGAAAGTCTTGACCTACCCCGAAACCCGCCAAGTGTATGACTATGATTGCGGCAGCAACTCTCTAATGAGTATGCTCGTCTACTGTGGAGTGGAAGAGAGGGAGGAACGCATTGCCAAGCTGGCAGGCACCACCGAGGAGGAGGGCACCACCACGGAAGGCATACTCTTTGTATTTGGCTACTTCGGCCTTGAAGTATCGGCCGGAGAGGGCATGACAACTGCTGACATTCGTGAGGCCATCGACCAGGGGCACCCGGTTTTGCTTACCTTGCAAGCCTACCGCGACCCTACCGATTTACGACCGTACTCAGAAATATGGGACTCCGGGCATTACGTCGTGGCTATTGGATACGAGGGGGACGGCACCGCTGTTGACGACCGAATTATTTTTGAAGACCCCGCCTCATTCCACCGAACCTATCTGACAGATGGCGAGTTGAACGAGCGGTGGCGGGATGACAACGGCGCGGCCAACCCGCCGAGGCTGAATCACTGGGGCTGTATCTTGCTTACCCAGAGTACCTACAACCATGATCTCATGGAACGCATGGAATGAAACGGATTCCTTTTTATGGATTTGTCCGCTTGACTTCTGCGGAAAGGGTGGTATAGTTGTAGTATGATGACACTAACACTGATCGCCTACAGCCTGTTTGTTCAACTGCCACTGGTGGCCGCCTGCGGCCTGATGTGGTTGGCGATGATGTGGCGTGACTTGTGGTGCGATGCCTCCGAGGCCACCCAAGAGGCCGAGGCGATTACCCGCGATTTCATCTTTGGGGAGAGACATTGATTACCGAAGGCACCCATTTTCGATACGAAATGGTCCCTGCTGGACGAGCAAATTCGCACACTGGAAAGGTCTGCCCGTGACTGAACAGTCCGGTAAACCGGACTACGACAGAGATATGGCCCGCTTGGAGAACTTCATCGCTCTGGTGCGGCTGGTCCCTGTCCTGCATATCCCCACACCGGGCAGGGTCGAAGAGCACGAAGTCAGAATGGCCGGCGTAAACATCGGCACGATCGGCGTCAAGTCGCTGGCGTGCTGGGATATTCCCGAGGGGCCATGACGCTCACAACAACCTTCAATTACCGGGTCTACATCGAAGTCACCCGCAAGACGCCGGAGACTATTAACTTCAACATCGTGCCCACGGTCGAAGTAATAGGCGAGGCCCTACGCCGGCTGAAGGAAGATGTCTGCAAGCAAGAGATCGAGCGGCTGGACAACCTTGTCTCGCTCGTCAGGTTGGCCGGCACGCTCCGCATTCCGACTGCCGGACAGAAAGAGATTCACGATGTAAAAGTGTCCGGCATCTACATCGGGAAGGTCGTTATCAAATCCATAATTGCCTGGACCACAGTAGGGACACCATGAATTTTTTATCGAGCATCTTTGGATTTTTCAAGTCCTTCCAGTTTTGGGTGGTTGTGGCTCCGTGGGAGTTGGGACTTCGGATACGTCTTGGCAAGACGGCTGTTGTCCTGCGTCCGGGTCCGCACATACGCATTCCGTTTCTCGACCGTATGTACGTTCAGCCCACCAGACTGCGTACAATCAGTGGCATCGCCCAAACAGTGACCACCAAAGATGTCAAGGCATTTACGGTCGGGACTGCCGTTATGTATCAGATCGCAGACATCCTAAAGCTGCACATGGCCGTGGCGAACCCGGAAAGTTCGCTTCTCAATCTGATATACGGAGTAATCTCGAAAATCGTCACCGATCGTTTGTCTACTGAGCTAACCCTTGAAACATTGGAAACGCAAGTAATCAAGGAATTGCCCACGGCAGATTGGGGACTGTCAGATGTCAAGTTGATCGTGACGACATTCGCTTTTACGAGAGTGCTTCGACTTCTGAATACGGCCTCGTATGAGTACCAAAACACGAGTCAAACGAATAACCTTTCGGCCACCACTGATGTCCAAGGATAGAGCAATGTCCTACACCTTCTGCCTCTGCCAGCTTCACCCCAAGTGCCCCGACCTGACCGGCTGGATGCTCGCCATACGGCCTACCGATCCCGTTGGCCTTCTAATGGAGGTTCACCGGGGCGTTATTTCGCTCTACTATAACAAGTTCGGACTGGACCCGCATATCCAAGCTGACGAGTTTCGCCGGGGCCTTTACAATCCAATCAAGTTGGCGGCCGGCTGGCTTCAAACCGCCGACAAATTCCTGATCGAAGGTGAGACAATCCTGGTAAACGTCAACGGCGGCATGATGTGTGCCAAGGAAGTCACCATCCTCGAAACCATCGAGAGAGATAAGATTGACTGGACCGTCCGCTACGAGGACGAGCGCATTACAATCTCCCGCTGGCCTGAGGGGGAGCATTACTATCTGTGCTCAAGCAAGAATCGTATCTTCGTACCGGACAAGTATCACGATTACGCCGACGCACTCAAGGCGGCCCACCGCTACGTGCCGGTAGCCCGAATAATTTCCAAGGGCTGTTGATTCGCTAGGGTTTCACTTGACTTCTGTAAAAAGGATGGTATGATTGTAGTATGAGCGAACGAAACATGAACCCACTGCGTCTTGCCGGCCTTTTCCACAACGAATACGTCACTCTCGCGCCGGTGTACGGCCTTGAGCCGACACTGGAATTCCCGCCCGCCTTTCGGCCCACGTCGCCGCACGGACGGCTGCTGGTGCGTGTGTGCGAAAAGCTATTGAAGGACATTCTGGGCTGCCAAAAGTGCGGCGGCCATCGTTTTCATATCGTCAACACCTTGGGCAACGATCCCGACATTATCCTGGGCGACCTGGAAATCTGCCTCGATTGTGGCCAAGTCCAAGGCAAGTGGCCCTACCCGGAGAACCCAAATACCTGATCGACCCGAGGCCCGACCCGTGAGTGAAATGACCGACCAAGACGTTATCCTGTTGGTAATCAACGCCATTCCTGGCAGCAAGACCGTGACTGTTGGCGGTAGAAAATTCGAGTTTGCTACCATCGCAAACGGTGCTGTCGAAAAACGGTTCGCCAGATTCATCAAGAAGCTCCCGCACCCCATCGACTTCACCGTCCGCCGCTACCTGGACGATACCTACCTGGACGAAGCCGGCAAGATCAAGCAGTGGTCCGTTATCTACGGGTTGCAACTGGACGGCGAGAAGATTTTCCCGGTCTCCGGCGAGACCATGAAGCGCAGCCGCAAGAAGATGGAGGGTGTCGTATTCGAGACCCCGGACCTTCACGCCCTGCTGGCCCGGCTCATGGCAAACGCTGCTGGCGAGATCGGTGAGGCCGGGTCCGACGCCTACAAGGCCGCCATCAAGGCCGGTGGCGAGTGTGAGGATGCCTGTGAAGCCGCCATCAACGCCGCCGCCGAGGCCGCGATAAGGAAGATCAAACAATGAAGAAAATTCTCCCCTGGCTCCCCGTCACCCTAGCCCTGTTGTTCCTGGTATTCATGTTCGGCTTGGACGCCACCATCAAGCACACTCCCGAGGCCACTTGCCTTTTCCTGGTGGCCTGCGTAATGGCGGCGGCCGTCCTATTCAGCTTGATTATGGCGAATGTCACAGTGTCGGCGGCCGGCGAAATCATCCAAGAGGCCGAAGCTGTGGTACAAGCAGTGCCCGAGCGACCGAGAGAAGACCTTTCCGACGCCGAGGCCCTGGCCATCCTTGGCGATTATTTACTAGGCAAGAACGGCGAGATTCCAGACACGATCACCTTTGAGCGTGAAGCCATCGGATGGGCCTACGGCCGAATGCAGTACCGACACACCTGGGTCGTCTGCGGCCCGTGCGAGGATTCAATGGAACGGCTGATGAAGAAGAGGGAGCAAGCATGAGAGGCTTTGGAACAGACGGTCTTGGCAGCGTCCAAGCCGACGTGTGGAAGTCACTTCAAGAACACGGCTATTGGTCCCGTGTCGGCTGCGGCTGGCTCTGGGACACGCCATCCAACACGGCCCGCATCATGGAGTCACTCGTCCGTCGTGGGCTGGCGACAAAGACCGTTGACGGCCACCGAATCATCTACAAACCAACATAAGGTGGACTCGTGGCGTGGAACCCGCGAGTTGCAATATGAAGCGGCGACCCTACGGCGACCCTACGGGGAGGCTGGCGTATACCGCCGTCGCGCGATGTGCCGTATGGCGACGTTCGTTCGGTCCAATTCCGACCTTCACCACCTTTGAAACTATGAACATCGCCATCAAGTACAATAGAAAAGGCCGTCCGATCTTCGGCACCCTTTGGCAGCGGCTCTGGTGGGGCCTTGGCTGCTGGTCCCACGAAGACACTATCGTGTCTGTGTTTACTGGCGGATTGTGAACGGCAACCTGGAATCGTTCAGCACGGCATACAATAAAGGCAACGGACAACTCGTATGATTTTCAAAGCAACCCATATCGGACAGCTTACCGGCGATGCCCGCACAGGCGGCCAAAAGCCGACCGTGCGACTGCGTGAGACCAAGACGTGCTGGATAGACAAGCACGGCATCAAGTATCGAAAGGCAACCGGCTGGCCCACGGGCGGCGATAGCTGGCCTCTCTGGACATTGGCCGTAGAGACAGTGAGGCCAATAGTATGAGTTGGCTTACGAGTGTGTTTGGGTTCTTTCGTTCCTTCCAATTTTGGGTCACGGTAGCCCCGTGGGAATCTGGCCTGCGTGTTCGTTACGGTACAACGGCCACACTACTTAACCCAGGTCTACACTGGCGGGTTCCGTTTCTGGATCGTATCTTCATCCAGCCTGTCCGTCTTAGAACCATTGAGACGCCGACCATCACGTTCACCACGAAGGACGGCAAGACGCTTTCCGTGCGACTGGCAGTAATGTACCGGGTGGCCGATGTTAAGGCACTCCACATGACCGTGGCGAATCCCGAAAGCACGCTTCTGGCAACCGTACAAGGATTGATTGCGACATACGTTAGCGCTACGGCGGCTGACGATATTACTACGGAGGGTTTGACCGCGATCATTAAGCAAAACAAAGTCGGCATTGATTGGGGTTTGTGCGACGTGGACGTACTGGTTATGACCTTTGCGTTCTGCCGGACGCTTCGGCTTCTTATGCAAGACTGGCAGAATACCAGCATGACCAACATGCTGCCATCGACAACCGATCCTCTGTAGTTGACTTGACTTCTCTGAAAAGGATGCTATGATTGAGTATGGACACAACCAAGAACCGACAGCGTGACGCCTACACCTTCGCCTACACCTTCGCCAACACCAACCTGTTGGGTCGGTCCACTTTTCCAAATGGCTCAACT